CCTTGAATTCCCTGTATACCTTGTTCACCCTTTTCACCTTGAACACCTTGTAAACCTCTTTCTCCCTGTAAACCCTGAGGTCCTCTTTCACCAGTAGCCCCTTTTTCTCCAGTATCACCTTTATCTCCTTTAGGCCCAGTTTCACCTTTCTCACCTTTCAAAGAGATTAACCATTCAGCTTCTGTTCCTTCAAAACCATGCTGTACTGCTACTTGATATGCTGATAAACCTTGAATACCTTGTGCACCAGATAAGTCTGATATGAATTTCCATTCAGTATCTCCTTTTAGATACAATCGAGAATCTTCTTCATTTTCAACATCACCTGTATCAATCATTACAAATTGTCCTGTCTTTACTTCAGGATTATTGTAATCATCTTCCATAGCTTGGATTGAAGGGTATGTCTTTACAATAGTAAATGCATCACCAACTGCATTAATACCACTATCTTGATAAGTATCATTTACATAGTCATAGATATACCAATTACCATCTACAATCTTTGGTGGATTCTGAAGTACTTCTTTTGAGTCTTTTACAGCTTGTTTAGCATCTTTAACTGCATTAGGTACTTCTGCAAGCATTCTACCAAAGTCTTCTTCAGTGCCAGTATATCCTTGTTCTACAGCATATTCATATGCAGTCTTACCATATGCAGTAGCACCAGTGTCAGCATATTCGTTTAATGCAGAATCAAATACCCACCAATTACCATTTTCACCAATAATTGGACTTTTACCAGAAGCAGGTATGCCTGTATCACGATTATCTATCCACCAGTTACCATTAGAACCAATGAAAGGAGCAACAGCATCTTCACTAGTAGCATCTGTTAGTTTAACCCAAGACTTAATATCAGGATTATATACTTTAATTACTTTTCCTTTTGAATTTGCTCCCAAGTCTATCCAGTACCCAACTTCATTAGAATTGGGTACCATATAGCTTGCAAAGAATTCATAATATACATTATTCTTTATCATTACTGTATTGTTTATAGATTAAAGGTTCAGTTAGATACATACTGGTGAAAGGATAATCTTCTTTCTTTTGTCTAAGATCATTAATAAGATCTCTAAGAACTTGTCTTCTTTCTGCAACTTCCGTATAATTATATTGTGAAGAAGGTTCTTGTCCTAGTACCATTGCTTCTGCAGCCTTAGTCATTATATAATCAGTAGAAGCTAATTCTTCTTCTGCTTCTTTTAACGCTTCTTCTAGTTCCGCAGTAATGTAATATGTACACAATAATTCACCATTTTTGTAGAAATATCTCTTCATTAGATATTTTATAGCCTCATCGTGCGGATCTTCAACATCTACTACATCATAATAATTGAGGTCTAGATTGTTTATTAAAATGTCGATTTGATCAGTCATGTCTAAACCATTAAATTCATCACTATTTAATACATAACCATCACTCTTTCTTACTATTATCGTCATAACTTAAACATTAAATTGTTCTTGCATAATAAGTATCTGAAGCCGTAATTAAAAATCTTCTTGCCATAGCTTTATCCAATTTATAACTACTTATGTTTTTACCAGATTCATCAAACAGAGCCATACCAGAACTAGGGAAAATATTATATGAAGTACCCCAGTTAGAAGCATATAATAACACTTCTATATTAAAATAATCGTTGCTCTTTAAACCTAGATGTTCAGCTAATAATGATCTGGATGGTAAATACACCGTACTATAACTAGTACTATAAATTTCAAATCTCCAACCATATCCTCCCCCACCGGAGCTGTTAGCCGGCCAAACTAATTGGATACTATTGCTAGAAGCGCTGGGATTTAATTGTGCTTTACATGTATCATATACGCCATGTCTACTCCAAATAAAACCACTTGTGACAGCTAAACCGACAGCCCAACCTTGTGAGTTATTAGCACTGATAGTAGATCCTAAAATATAATCACCATAAATGTTATTAGTATAACTTATAGACATTGGAAGATTTTTACCATAAGTTGCTGGAGCAGAATTAATACCAAAACCGGCGTTAACTCCATCCCCACTACAATAATATCCGGAGTTACTTAATGACCATCCATCTCCTCTTAAACCATTACTAATTTGAACTCCGCCAATATCACCACTACTCGCTGATATTGTACCAGTAATATTAGCTTTAGTAGAAACCATACTTCCATCTTTTTTTATCCTAAAAGGTGCACTACCAGGACTAGATGCTGCATTACTACCGGCTGCTAAATGCACATCGCTTAATGGTGAAGTTCTACCATCTAAACGCATAGTATTAGATTGAGCATAAATATACTCATCTGCAAATTCCCAACCTGCAATAGTTGCTGTTTCTGCTAATAATAACCCTGTAGCTATTGATTCAAAAGATGCTCCAAATTGAGTCCAGTATGCTGGAGTACGATTATCTGAAGTATATCTATCTCCATCTTTTGTAGTATAGTGTGTAGAAGGTTTATTACTACTTGAAGCTACTGGTACACTACCTCTATAGTATTTATTCCACATATAGTAGTAGCTACCGTCTTTAACAACGTCTCTAACATTACCTGCATTTCCAGCTGTCCAACCATAAGTCTTACCAGATGTCCAAGCACCTCTATAATTCAATCCTGGTCCATCTAAACCATCAGATCCGTCAGAACCAGAAGAACCCACAGGTCCTCTATCACCTTGTGGTCCCTGCTCACCATCTTTACCGCTTATCTTTACTGGAGCTGTCCATCTATACCCGGTAGTTTGGTCTACTACAACTACACCATTATTATTAGGGTCTATATTACCATGACTTTCCCATGTAGCATAACTAGTAGAGTAAGTAGGATCAAGGTACCAAGTATAACCACCGCTGGATGTACCAGAGGAAGAAGGTCTAGTAGTCAATGTAGGTCTGCTAGGTGTACTATTAGTCATACAGTATATTGATATTGGTTGATAACCTGCCGCACCACCTTTAGCCTTAGTAACGGTAAAATCACAAACATCTACTTCTTTAGCATCAACTAAGAAATGGATTCTCCATACAGCAGTATCTGAAGTAAGAGATGTTACTGTTACTTTCTTACTAGTATTGTCTACGTTTACTGAACTATTACCACTTATTAGTGTACCTGTAATAGAATAATTATTATTCTCAATTTGATCTATACCAAACCACAATCTAGTTTCAGTTACAGCCCTAGATAATTCTGTAGGATCTACTTCTCCATTAAAATTGGCAGACACAGTATGAGCTTCATTTGTTAAAGTACCTCTGTAACCACCTTCACCATCTTTACCGTCATACAGTTTATTGATGGTCATCATATCCATATATGTAGCACCTCCATTAGTAGATGTAACTTCACACTTAAAGGTTACTTCATTATTACCTGAGAAATAATTACCAGTAGGACTTACTAATAGATTATTACCCGTTTCATTTACTAGTTCTTGCCAATCATTTGTACCGGGTAGAGCCCAGTACCAGTAAAACATAGGTGATTCTATATTAAATGCAGTAGCTAACAAATTAATTGTAGCTGGAATAGGAGTGTTAGCATTAGAAGCATATTTAAATACTTGTTCTCCCGTAACCATTACATATGCTGCATCTACACCATCAAATCCAGATTCTCCATCATGAGTTTTATTTATATACCAATCCTTAGTAAGGATAGTAGCATCTGTAACTTTTATAGTTAATCTTATAGTAGCGCTTACTGTAGTAATTGTGCTTAATGTAATACGGTTGTTTTGTATTTCAACTGTAGCACTTCCATTAATCGTAGAAGCTTCTATAGATACAATTTCTATAGGATCTATGCCATGATATGCATACACTTCTGTATAAATAGTATTTAAATTTACTAATGGAGTATTGCCAGATGAATCATAAGGTATATTTACAGTACTATTTGTTAAATCTACATAATATGCATCTAATCCTTCAGCACCATTTGCTAATTTAGCAATTTGTATGTCATCATAATATTGACTGCCATCTGAATCAGTAACTACACAACGTACATTAGCTGTCCTTGTAGTAAATATTGTATGTGGTATTTCAGTACTTACATTATTGCCAATTATTTCTATCGGCTCGGTTAACAATCTCCATTCATATGTAGGATTAGTCATACCATAAGTATTACAATACAATACTACAGATGATGGTGTAGGTGTACCAGAGTAATCAGGAGTATCGTATAAAAACAACCTTGTACCAGTGATTTCTACCCATTTAGCTACATCATCACCAGGTTTACCTGAATCACCTTTTGATACTTGTAATTGCCACTCATCATTATCAGGACCTGGTACACTAGTAACTCCATCTTTCATGGCAATCCACAAACTACCTTGATATGTAACTTGATCGTAATAATTATAAGTAGTATCTGGATTCCATTCTCCACGATAAATAGGAACTCTAACTACGTCACCTGTCTCTGTGGTTTGCATTAAAGTACCAACAAATTTACTTTCTTTTCCAATTACTGTACGGTCTTTACCAGCCAAAGTAAAGTCATCAATGTTATCATAGAAAGTAATTCTAGGAGCCCCTTCTCCTTTGGCAGAAATGAATATAGCATTACGTCTATCATTCATAGATGAATTCAATTCAGGATCTGCTTCTACCCTATGACCTAATAATAAGACTTTATCTCCTACTTCAGGATTAGCGCTACCGGGTTCGCACACACTTTTAGAAAGAACAATGTAGTTATTACCTACTTCAGATACCATTCTCCAGTATCTTTTTACATTCTTTCCATCAAATTTCTGACATATAGCCTGGTCTCTTACCCTAAATTGATTGTATTTAGTACCATCTTCATCATCAAAATAGCAAGTCCAACCGTCACTGCCGTCTACTACTTCAACGATTTCCATATCAGCCATCGTAACTAATATATCTCCGCCAACAGCTTTTATTTCATTTACAATTAGTTCATTTACTGTTAGATTACCACGAACAAATAAATCATCTACTTCTAAATGCCATTTGGTATTTACGGGCCACAAACTAGCTCCTTCACCATCCCAACCAGATCTAAAGGTTTTGCCACCTTGTATACCTGCCAAAAATGTAGTATAACCTGTTGCCGTATCACCGTCTTTGCGTAGATAATCTTCTTTTACTTTACCTGAAGTATATATTGTGCCATCGCTAGGTGCAGTAGTTTGTCCAGTCTTAATTAAAGGAAGAGACCCAGAACTGCTTGAAGTAATATTATCTATCTGACATTCCAATTTACCTAAGGCTTGATTTAAAGTATCAGTAGTAGTTAAAGGATCAGCGTTTTCTCCTTTGTAATACCCGGATAATGGAAATATAGTACTAGTAGGTTGTGTATGAAAACCAGGTGCTTCACCACTACCACCGCCATTTGCAATTAAATCTGCTAATGCTGTAATGATGTTTTCATCTTCAATCAACCTATTTAATAGGTTTTGTAATTGTTCTTTAGTAGACTTATCATCAATAGTATCTATCCAACCCTGTACTGTATCATTAACTTCAGTTAAATCCTTATCATGTTTATCTTCAAGAGTAATGATCTTATTGTTTAATACATCATAATAACTATTAATATTGCTACTTAGGTTATTAGTAACATTAGTATCTCCTTCTACTATCTTGTTGGATAGATCTGTATAATTGTTGTCTACTTTAATATCAAGATTAGCTACATCTTCTTCAATACCATCTACTCTTTCATTAGTTGCAAACGTACCAGATAAACTAGTTTCAAAATCATCTTTATGAATTATCTTATTAGTTTTATCTTGTACAAGAGTTAGAATGTCATTATCTTCAAAAGATGTGGTAACCTCAAATTGTGATATCTTTTTATTCATATTACTCTTGAATTATATGTTCTTCTACTTCTGTTAATATACAATCATCGTCGATATCTTTTTCTGGATAGAAATTAATTTGTTTTTTTAAACAACACATACATTCTATAATTTTATCTACATCTTCCTGAGTAATGGGAAAATCTTCATCATCTACTTTAGTACTAGCCCAACTAGATAATTTGCCTAAATGCAATAATAATACTAAATTGGTAATAGAAACTTTATCTAATTCTACATTGCACTTAGTAGACTGATTAACTAATTCCCCAACTTTATTTACATATTGTGCAAGTTCCATTACCACATTTATTACAACTGTTACACATTATATTACAATCACACTTTCTAAGATTTAACATATTCAGCATTTCTTTGTAATACAGATCAGCATCTTCTGTTAAACCTAATTCTGTAGCATTATCATAAAGAGTTTTCTTAAATAAGAACATCATAATTAACTCTTTCATTTTGTTATCCAAACAATTGCTACAGTAATTCTTTAATAATTTAACTTCTGCGTAATACAGAGATTCATTAATTTCATTCATATCAATCGTATAAATAAAAAAGGGACTGGGGATAACTTCCCCAATCCCCTTTTATGGTTAAATTTATTTGCTAATTAAGCAGTTACATCTGTACCAGCAATGAATGACTTAATCATATTAACAAACAGATCATTTGTAGAGATCTGTCCTTTGTTAACATAGATTTCAGCAGATAACGGAGTAGTCTTAATGTACTGATTGTCATTAGACAGATATTTGTTATCCCATTCAATTGTAATAGTATCATATTCTGCATCCAAATCAGATCTGAATTCCGGAGCGATATACGGATAGATAGCATTAGCACGGTACTGAATACCTTCATATCCTAAGTTCCAATTTTCACGATCACGAACAATGTAAGCATTACCACGACCCGGAGTACCCTGAGTCTTAGCAATTGTCAGATTAGAAATCGGATACATTACATTGCTCAGCAAACCAGAAGGAATTGTTGTCCACATGAAAGCTTCTACAGATACCTGGCAATAGCCTGCGTCTGTCGTAATACCCTGATTGTAAGGAATTTCCTTAGCATTCAAAGTAAGAACAGCAGCGCTAGAAGTAGCTACTACACGAGCACCTTTGTGATTGTTAATCTTCTTTACAAAAGCGTCAATCAAATCTTTCGGAGCAGTAGTCTTAGCGATTACTTCATAAGTATGAGTAAACTGACCCGGAGCTTCGTGAATGTCATTATAAACAAGACGCAAAACATAACGGTGACCAATTTCCGGAGTAACATTAGTAGCTGTGATAACAATCTTATCTTCAGCTTTAGCTACGAACGGAGTGATAACCATAGAAGGGCAAGAACCTTTCTGAATAGGCATAGAATACTTAATCACAGCCTTAGTAGTCTTCGTACCTTCTTCGTTATATACGTCTTCTGTACCCTGGCAAACACCAACATAAATAGCATTAGCAGCAGCAGCATTAGCAGCTGTTGTCAACAGTTTTTTGTTTTCATCAAACAAAGCAATGGCACCATCTGCTAAAGAATCTACATTAGAGAACGAAGCCGGAGCTGTCTTAGCAATGAGTACCGTATTTACCTTTTGTAGCATATTATTTATTTTTTATTATAGCTTCACAAAAATGTATTAACTCATTATATTCCATATATCCTTTCATCATGTTTGCAGCTGCGCAAACAAGTTGAATATTGTCTTTAGTATAACCCTTTGAAGAGTCTATTCTATCTACACTAAGATTGTAAATGTTTTTCTTTCCGTTTCCCCACACTAGTGTCATAGGAAATTTAGTAAGTGCACATTTTCCATCTTGTTTATTCCACAATTTTTGTAAATCTGATAATGTAATATCTATAAAAAGATTTTTTTTCTTAGCACGAACTAATGCATCATGAAGTCTTACTTTTAAGACCTTTTCTAATGCTGTAGCTTCTTTTACTTTTTTACGATTATCGTTATAAAAGGTTTTATAACATTCTTTACAAGAATTGCTTAACATATCTCTATGTTTGTTCTTTGTAGATTTCGTAAACTCTTTAGCAGGTTTATACTTTTTACAATGAGAACATAAATATAATTTTTCTTCCATTTTTATAAAGCACTTAGTTAAACATCAAAGCGCTTAGTTTAACTGGTTTAGTCTTCTACTTTCCATGTTTCAGATTTCCGCGTAAACTAAACTAAGAATTTAAAAAACGTATACTTACTCTATCAAATTGTCATGAATAGAATTTACAAAATATAACAATTCATCCATACTCATTTCTCCTTTCATTCTATTAACTGCCCAACATACTAATTGAATATTGTCTTTTGTATAACCAGCTTTTGGATTAATTTGGTCTACACTTATGTTTGTCATAACGTTACCTTTACAAAATTCATAAGTCATTGGTATGTTTGAAATTGCGCACTTACCGTTTTGCTCATTCCATAAATTATATAAATCTTCTACAGTTAAATCGAAAGGTAAATTAGATTGTTTAGCTCTACATTTTGCTCTTCCTAATTTATTTTTAAGCATATAGTCTAAAGCTCTATCTCCCGCTAAATTTTTTCTAACTTTCAAACTATTACGTTTAGCACAGCTTCTGCATCTGTCGGATAAACCGTCTCTATATATGCGTATTCTACAGATGCAGAAATCATCTTTAGGAAGATATTTTTTGCATGCACTACAGTAATATAGTTTTCCGTTATTAGTATCGATAAATTGTTGTATTCTACATTTTCTCATCATTCCATTGTTGAAACTTCGTTCATATACGATTGATATCTTGGATTAGCCTGGTTTTCCAAGTATAACTCCGCTGCTAGCTTCACAATTTCTGAATGAGTTGATACTGGCATATCTGTATACTCATCAAAAGGAGCATCAGTCAGGCTAATCTTTTTAGGAGTCCTCAAGTATGTGAGGATATAATTCTTTATATTGTAATTACCATCAGTATATAAATGGATTTCATTACCTTGATATAATCTCAAAGGTCTTGCTGAAGTACCATGTAATCTATACTCCGATAATGTATTTTGTCTTTGTCTATCAAAATTCTCAATAGTAGCTTCTAACACATCTGTGTGTTTAGTCCTAGGTTGACCATTTGGCCCCTTAGGCCAACAATTATTATTACTATAGATTACTGCGGTTTCACCTAAAGTAAACATATAATCTGTTGGTAATGTAACTACTTGTTCTTCTGGGAATGTTGTAAACTGATATGTCTTATTGGTTACAAGTGTACGAAGATCATCAATTCTTTTCTGATCCTGTTCAAATGCTGTACGCTTGTAATTAATACCTGAGTATCTAGTTTTAATAAATTTATCTAAACCAGCCATTAACCAATATTCAATATCTGCTGTAACTGGTTTCTCAATATTATTATCAAGCAAACCTATTTCGGTTTCAAATGCAGTTTGTAATTCAATGAACTTCATAATTATTCTCTATTACTTTGGTTAGATGGTTTAGTTTGTAATCTGTATTTACCTTCTGTAATAAACATATTAACAGCAAGGTCAACTATTTCACTATGAACAGATTCAGGTAATTCACATTTTGAAGCACCAGTTGTAGTATTAAATCTTAATGGTTTTCTATAGTAAGTAAGAATAACACCACTTAGAGTAGTGTAAGCATCTACTACTACTTCCATATACATATACTTAGTAGTTGGATCAGATATTAAAGCTACTGCTGGTTGTCTTACAATTGGAGTATTATAAGCAGTCTTCATAAACTTTGGTAGATCTCTATATTTTACTAATTGATTATCTACTTTAGTTTCAGTAGTGTATTGCTTATAAGTACCTTTTACTTTACTTACTGAATGCACATATAAGAAATATTCATCAGTAGTAGAATAAGGTAATCTATATCTAGCTATACCATTTGATGTAGAACCGCTTTGAGTGAGTTCTCTTTCAACCAATAAACTTTTAATAGAATCTGTGTTTCTAGTTTGAGTATTGGTTTCAATCTCCATTTGATCATCACCGACATAGTTCATCATTACATAGCGATCTTGTGCTTCATTCAGTATAGAAAAGATTAAATCTGAATTAGGTTTGTTTTCTATAGTAAGATCTGGACTAATAAGTTGGAGTCTACGTTCAAACTCCATTTGCATTTCCTTGCTACTCATATTATTCTGCTAATTGTGCCACATACTGTGGGTGTGATTGAACTCTTGGTGATTCAACATTTTCTAATGCCATATCAGCAGCTAACTTAACTACTTCATATTGCATATACTCTGGTATTTCATCTAATGTAGATGTAATATCCTGATTATTAATCTTACGAGGATATGCTAAGTAAGTTAAGTCGATAGTATAGGGACCTGTCATAAGATCCCTATCCACGAATACTATCAACTTGTTATCCTCTAATATAGCAACAGGCTCTTCTATCCAAGGTTTATTATTATAAGTTTCTAAGAACCTTAAAGCATTCTCATGACTTATCAATTTAACATTGGCTAGTTTACTACCAAAATGTAAAGTGCCTTGTATGAAGTACATACGCTTATCTTGTGTATCACTACCGTACTTAATACTTGATTTAAAATCATTAAGCGTTAATCTGTTATTAGTAGTTTCACTAAGCAAAGTTAACCCTTTGTCTGTTCTTACTAGACCTTCTAAATCTGCTACACGTTTAGCATTACCTTCAAAAGAAGTTTGTATAGTATTATTACCAGTAAACTTAGTAGCTATTTTACTTAGATAAGCAGTATATAACCAATAATCTATTTCTTCTGGTAAGAAAGAAGGACAGCCAGACATGCCTATATTAACAGCATTCTTGTCAGCTTCTACTTTAAATGCAATATGTGCTTCTGCTATTGTCATATTTACTTGGATTCTATTTCTTGCATGATAGCTAATCTAATATCCTGATTTTTCTTATCATCAAGCATTAGTACAGCTTCATCCATACTACGTCCAATTACATCAGTGCCATAGTAATATAAGTTCTTATTCTTACGAATAATGTTCTTGCTAATAGCTGCTTCAATCAAGTATTGAGTTTCTTTATTCTGGTTGTTGACCCAAAGTAAGAGATACTTCTGAGGATCTGCTTCAATTAACTCATTAAGCTTACTTTCTACTAATTCACTAGAAATAGAATCAGATTTGATACCATAAAGTCTAAGACATTTACGCATTTCTTCAAGTGACATCTTAGTAAAGTTAGCGTAAGCTTCACGTTTAACTTTAAATTTCTTATTATTTTCTTCAGCTTCTGCTTCAGAATTAATCAATACGAAATCATTACTTGGTTTGATGTTAGCTGTTCCGCAGGCTACTCTTTTATGATTTTTAAGAAACAAATATGCAAGTTCATCTTCAGGTCTTTCTGTGTGTAAGTAATAATCTTTATTACCAACCTTGATAGCATAAGTAGTCCAGAAAGAACTATAAGGAGCTAAATGACCTTCAGGATAACCGATAGCTTTCTCTAATCTACGAGCATCTTCCTCTGTTAAACCTGTATACTTGTTACCTGATCTTGTCCAATATGACGCGATGTATTCAGAACAATTTTTAAACTTTGCAATCCCAGACCAGGGATTAATTCTAATAAATCTTAACGTTGCTTCCATATATTTATATAAATATAGATTTTAAACCTGTTAATAAAAATATAGGGGCTATTACGCCCCTATAAATCTTTATCATATTTTATCGGCGTATTTGTATATACACTGAAATTATGCTTCAGCATCCATGATCAGTTCACCACAACCACGCGGATCTCTTACCATAATACCCATTTCACCTAAGAAGTGAACTGTGTAACCATCCTTTGCATTAGAACGCAAAGTGTTGATAGATTTAGCAGGACCTGCAGGAGAGATAGAACCACCAGTATACCACTGCATGAATTCACGACCTTTACGTACTACCTTAACAATGTTTGCTTCACCATCACGACGGCTAACATCCAAGAAAGTAAAACGATAAGATTCCAGCGGTTTACCAGAAATCGGATGCAACAGACGGTTGTCTGTAGTATTATCATACAGCGGGAAGTGTTTCAGTGTCAACTCAATACCATTAGTCATCTTGTAAGTTACAAACTGACCACCAAGTGTTAATTCCTGACCACTACCACTTACGAACTTAGTATCGATCAAGTTCATTGTAGCTGCTTTCTGTTTCAATACACGGTCAAATTCACGAATACCCATTTCACCAGTAAGTGCAACGAATTTACGTTCATTAGTACCAAGTACATTATAAGACAGATCGAACAAGAAGTCTTCCAGCAATTCAGCTGTCAACTCAGTATAATAACGTCTGTTAGACGGAGCGATCTGTTCCAAAAGACCAGCAGGCAAATAAACCGGACGACCGTTAGTACCTTTCAGAGAGAAAGTACCATCCTGGTTACGATTAGACTTAGAGTAAACCATCATCTTTTCGCAACGTTTACGCCATTCACGCAATGCTGTCCATTCCTGATAATCAGACCACAAATAAGATTTCTTACCTGTTTTAGGATCCTTCAGTGCAATCCACAGAACAGTTGCATAAGCAGTACCAGTAATATCATAGCTCAAACGAGTTGTGAACAGGTAGTTACGCATCTTGAACTGAGTATTGTAGTTCAGGATATCTGCTTCTTCACTATATTCTTCGTAAGCAGAACCCAGACGTGACAGTTCACGACCAGCCAACAGATACTTACCAGGAATATAAGAATTAGACTGACCATCTGCAATAAACATAGTATAGCACCACAGGTTACCGTCCTGGATAGGAGCACCAGAAATACGTAACTGATATTCCTTGTCATCAAGTACTACAATAGCACCTGGACCAAACCATTTGTCTTCTACCCAAATCTGGATAGGTGTGTTACCAATACCTGCCATAATAGTGTCAGCATTAGCGGCAGTAATTTCTGTACCCTGCCATTTAGCAGAGCGAATTGTTACAGCTCTATCGGTATCGATTTCTACGTACCATTCATACGTACTCTGGTCAATGGTCATTACATTACCAAGACCACCTGTAATAGCATCAATAGATGTGCCATAAGCACCATCTTTAGCAGCAAAAACGTAAGATACGATACGTTCTACTTCATAAGGTCTTGATAACATTGCTTCTGAAATCTTATTTTCGTCAATAAGATCTGAAAACCATCTACTTTTACCGATTTGCAAATTATTCAGAATTCCGTTATCCATAAATTAATTTATATTTTTATATATTATTTAAACTACGTGCTGCGATACTCCAGATAGAGTTTGGTGAACTAGTGTGAACTTTCTTTGAGTTTTTTGAACTACCCGTGTTTTTTAAGCTTTGTTTAAGTGTTTTTATAGCAGAGCTAGTTCCAATTTTTTTAGCAGTATCTAGCAAAGTGTCACCCTTCATAGTAAAATAGGCTGACTCAATTAAATTTTTGACGCTCTTAGAATAGTCCTTTTGATATTGAGTAAGACCATCAGCGTCAGCTTTAAAGATGTAATTTAGTAAAGCTTTCTTATCTTTTTCAGGAATAGCTATACCGCGTATATCTTTTAAAGATTTAATGTTGGTGACAACGTCATCTACAAATCTTTGTTGGCGCTCTACTCTCTGTTCATTTTCCTTTTTCTGTTGCGCTAATAGCTGTTCCTTTCTCTCTTCAGCTATATCCTTCATAGCTTCCAATGCGTCTTCAGCTTCGTCTTCAAGGATACCCGCATCTTCGTACTTTTCGATTTTACGAGCAATTTGCTTCTCGTTAAACCCTTTAGCAGCAAGTAATTCTCTTACAATTCTCTTTTGATTTTCTTCGATAGTGGTATCAAAAGTTTCATAATCAATTGCAGGGGCAGCTTTAAAATAATCTTCAAGCTTACCACCATTGCGTACGAATTCGTCTAACTGAGCAATTTCTTCACTAGCATACTCTGGTGTAGAATTCTCCTCAATCATCTCTCTAAAATATTCACAGAGCTCTTCTACTGTAGAAGGTTTATCTTCTCCTTCTTCTACTTCAAGACCCATTTCTTCTGCTACAGCATCAAAGAATGCAGTTACTTGAATACCTTCGTTATCCAATTCTTCTCCTTCAGTAGGAGTATCTACTACACTATCTTCTTTCTCTTTAGTATCTACTACTTTATCATCTTTAGCAGGTTCCTCAGTAGGATCTTCTACTACTGGTTCTTCTATTTCTTTTTCTTCCTTTTCTGGAGTCTTAACAGCATCATTTCCAAATACGTCTTTTACAGAAGGAGCTTTATGCTGTCTCTGCAAACGTGCAATCTCTTCATCACTAATCTCTCCCTGTTCTTCACGTAGATTTCCTGTTACTAAAGGATTATTATCTATAGTATTAGATGAAAATACATCTGCTACTGCTTCCCAACCTAATAGTTGATTACTATTGTTATCCATAATTATTATTAATTAGATTTATTATTTTGTTTTTCTCTTAAAAATTCTGCTCCACCTAGACCTATTGTAGGAAGTAACCATTCCATTGGTACTAGTCTATTAAGTCTATCTATATATCTCTGTTTGTCAATATACAAATCGTATTGATTTCTAACAGCACCATTAGCTTTACCACTTCTAAAGTAATCTAGAATCATATTCTCATCTACAGGATCACTCCATTTACTAATTTTATTAGAATCTTTTAAAGCTCTCTTGAGAGTCAACATATGACTTTTAGATTCTGTAGGATTAAGCAAATATCTCTTATTCTTAGCTGCTGAATGAAATCCAGCATCCCTTAATTCCTTAGTAGTGTAAGTATTACCTGGATCTGCTAAATATCTAAGATAAGGGTTTGTAATATAATCTACACCAGGTTCTGCTTCATACTTTATTGAACCAGCTATACCATCTGCTATATGTCCTAATTCATGATTTGCAGTACCAGGTATATAAGTAGATGGGTCAAGTACTATACTATAATCATCAACATTACTAGATGTAAATCCATCTTGAATGTTTTTCATGTTAGCCTTGCCATATATATTATCACCCATCGAGCCATAAGATACATAATCTTTCCTACCAGTTATTTCTTTATAAGCAATATCGGAATAAGCCTTTTCGTAATTAGTATTATAAGCCTTATCAATCTCTCGTACTAACTTACGAGTATCCTCATCAGGGTATAGTGCTTGATCAACACTTCTTAATATCTCATTACTATACTGATTCTTATTAACTGCTTCACGATACCAAGTATCCTGTAACATGGCTGCTTGTGCTTCTATATCTTTTGGAGGTTTAGCTGGATTGTAGTTTCTCTCTCCAGAAGGAGTACGTTTAGCTTTAATAGGTTTAGTAATAGTGGGTGTGAATGGTTCTGCATATGAAGAAGTAGCATATTCATCAGTACCCTCAATTAATCTTCCTACTTTGGATTTAAACTTTTTTAATGTTTTACCAACACCCCAAGGAATGATATTAAGAGCAGCATCCACAGCAGCACCTGTATAGTCTCCATTACTTAGGTCTTCAACAAAGTTAATTGCGTCCTTTACATAACCCGCAGGAGTTATATAAGCTTCAGGTTGAACTGTAGAAGCTTTACCTGATATCTGTTGTTGCCTCTTATAATACTCTGGAGTACCTGGAGTAAGACCTAACTCTTTTGGTGGCATTATCTTCTTACCACCATCTTCGTACGCAGGAATTGAATCAAATTGTAATTTAATGTCAAGATAGGTAGTATCAGGATTTTGAGCTTTAATGCTGTCGTATATTTGTTTCTTCTCTTTAAAAGATAAATCTGACCATTTCATCTAAAAATATTTCCATATAAAATTTTTATACTTGCCTTTATATTTACCACTTTCTCCCTCTCTACACACTCTAGATATACCACTATTATCTATGTTTAATGCTTTTCCGGCATCTGTAGCAGATTCCCAAACACATATTACATTATTATTTAAATCCAATTGAATAATAGGAATTTTGTTTATTTGCAAATTCTTTGCATATGCATTACCCTTCATTAAAATAGATAAAGCTAATTTTCTTGATTGTGAACAGGGATTACCTTTTTTATTCTTTTTTGATTCTGCTATTTTTCTGCGAGTATCTGCAGATCGTTTTTTACCTTTATTTTTAGTACTTACTTTTAATCTACTTTCTTTTGATAAAGATTTTCTTGTTTCTCCACCTTCTGTATTATTATATCCAAAAAGTGGATCATTAGAATTTAATGCTTTTATCAATTGTTTTTCAGATTGAATAGCTTCCTCTTTTGTAATCCCACTAAATATTATTTCATGTTTAAAATTATCCCATCCATATTTTAAAATAGCATTATAGAAATGTTTATTCTTACAATAGCCTCTTCCATTTGCCCATCTTTTTAATGGATTTTGTTTTGTTATTCCTACATAATATTTGTTTGTTGGAGAGGTGTGCAAATATACACAATAATTCGTCATTTGTCAAAAAATAAATGTTCTGTATAGAAATGATAATAGTTTTTATCTTTACATACTTTAGAATGTAAGCCTGCATGTACTAAACTAGGTAAACCTATTATTAATAAATATAAGGGACCTAATCGTTTTGATTGTTTTGTGTGTCCCAATTCATGATACAAATGCTTAGGATTATTAACGATAATATACTTACCAAGGGTAATACCACCAGCCATTTGAGGACTGAGCTTACACTTAATACCATTCCCACAAACTTCTTTAGTACATATTTCATGACCTTTATATATTTTATATAAGGCTAGCCCCAGTAGATTCTGGGGCAATTGCCAAATATATAGTAAAACTTCTTTCATATTACTTACCTGTTTTACCAGTTTTACCACCTTTCTTGCTTCCTCCTTTCTTACATGCCATAATTAGTTCCTCCTATTTTTTAGTTTTAGATTTACTCTTTTCCCCTGCCACTTTATTTTTTAAAGCTGTTTTAGCTTTAAGTTTTTCTCTCTCCATCGCAGCTTTATCTTTAAGGATCTGTAACTTCTTAGCTTCCTCAAGTTTCTGCTTTTCTAATGCTATCTTTTCTCTTTCAATAGTAGCTTTAAGCTTCTCAGCTTTATCAGATTGTTCAATCTTCTTAGCTTCTATCTGTTTCTTATTCTCAGCTTCACGAGCCTTATTAGCTTGTTCAATCTGTTTAGACATAATATCAGAGTAAAGACGTTGTTGTTCAATTGCTTGATTACCAATCTCAATAGGATCTGGTATATTATTACCATCTTGATCCATACTCTCAGAACCACGATAAGCATTCAATTGAGCAACAGTAATCTTAGTAGCATTGTCCTGATCAATCTTGTATTTCTCAAGGTCAAGTTCTGCTTCTTTAAGCATAAGTTCTTGTTCCTTAACTTGATTCTGCATTTGGACAAGTTGCTGCTGTTGCATTGCTTCTTGTTCTTGCATAGCTTGCTGCTGAGATATTCTTTGATTTTCAAGTTCTTGTAACTTATTCTTTAACATTGATAGATTATCCATCATATACATTTCAGCAGCATCTACAAGACTTGCACCATTCTGCATAGCTGGTTGTATCAATGCTCTTAACTGCTCAATTGCTTGAGATTCTTTAGTAGAATCCGTTACAAAAATATCAAAGTCTTCATATGGGAAATTATCTGATACTGAGATAAATGCTCTAGTAGTGTCATCAAATATATAATTGAGATACTGTTTATCACTATCTTTCCATGCAGCTTTTGCAGCATTTAATAACATTAATAAAGCTTGTTTCTTTACTTGGTTATGCATCCAGAATAAAGGTTCAGTAATATGAGCAGATTGTATTACAGATCTTTCTACATTACCTACTAATTCTGTACTAGAGATAGCACCTTGTCTTTGAGGAGTTACCCCAGACAACTCTGAAGCCATAGCTTCAATCTTATCAAGTAACTGTATATACTGAGCTATGACATTACCCATAGTAAGATCCCAAGTAGAGAATCCATTCCAACTTGATGGTCTACCACCTTCTCTGCCAGGTATATCCCAACCTTCATCATATGGGTTAATAAATGCAACACCTAGTGCACTTAAGTAATGTAACCATTTTGAAGTATCTATACCTAATCCTTTAGGTATCTGTGTAACATCTACTACAGGTACTTTACCTTTATCTCTAGCCATAGCTAGTTCTAATCGATAGAATGTAGTAATATATAAATACTGTAATGGTTTCATTATACTAACTAATGATTTTGGTACACTGTTAGTATTACTATAGACTACCCCAGTATATGGTAATCTCTGCGAATTAAGATTGTTACTAGTAATATACTGATATTCTATAGGTTGAATACCAAAGTAAATGTCATCATCTGCTCTATATCCTTCCCATACTTCTACAATCCAATCCCATTCTACTGTTTCGGTTTCGAGTGGTTTATAATATTCGTCTACTACAATTTCTTCAGGTAAACCTGTTTCAGGGTTGATAGTTGTTAAGAAACCTATTTTCTTAAAAGATTTCCAACATACATGATAAACTACCACATCTTCAGCATCACCATAAGGATTATGATCAGGTAACTTACTATAAATCTTAGTATCTATATGGTTCCAATCGTCAACCATATTCTTATCACCTAACCAATTCTTACCACTCTTACCATACTGATCGAATTTCTCTAGTAACTTATTGAGTTGTTTTTCATCCATTTTATCATAAAACTCATCATATACCTGAGTATATGACATAATCATTTTATTACAACACATAGGTGCTTCATGAATGAATTCTATGCCATCACAATCATCATACCAGAAACCTTTTGGGTTAACCCTATTTAAACAAGGTTCTCCATTCCTAATGCCTACATAAAGAACTTCTTCCCCAGCAATAAGTGCATCTTTCCATGTCTTTACAAACTCATGGTCTATATTCAAAGAGTTCTTCAAATAGTTTAAACTGTGATAAGCAGTTAATTCGGCAACATCCTTATAATCCTTAGTAAGGTATTCCTGTATTTGTTCTGGAGTCTGTATTTCCCCAGATTGTAAGGCTTCTTCATATCTTGCTTGTCCTTCAGGGCTCATCTTAGCCATGATTGCTGCTTGTACATAATCTAAAAGCATTTGCTTAGCTTTTTCTTGCATTTCACTTGCAGCAGCATCGCTAGTACGGCATACCTTAAAATTGAAAGGTCGTTTAGTTTCTTCACCAATAAGTAAATCAATCTTAGGTCTGATAATGTTATAATCCTGTGCCATTGCTGGGAAACCATCATCTTGGTTAAAAGGGTTAGTAACATACTTCAAATCCTTTTCACTATAGACACTATTATATAGATCATAATAAGTCTGCATTTCTTCTTCTGAAGGTACTGTATCAGAATTAGTTATTTGTGATTGACCTATAATGTAATCCACACAACATTCCCGCCATTCGTCAGTCTTCTTGTTATAAGGTATTTTCTGTATAGGAAAGCTATTTACTGTGCGTTCCATATTTAAAATGAAAATGTTAATATATTTGAATCAAATAATTTATTTGTAGAATCAGAAGTGTCTTGTTCAAACCATTTATCTGTAAATATAGGTAAATCAAACAATCTTTGGTTCCTCTCTACTTCTTGTTTTTGCTTTACTTGAGACGTATACAATTGTTCCCTGTATATCATTAACTGAATCATTGCCATTACCCTATCGAAATTACCTTTATCATTATACATTATCAATTCCTGTAGTAACGGCTCGGATAGTATAGACTCAAGTCTCATATGACCAGGTTCTGTTTCTTCCTCTAGCCATTCCTTAATCTTACCCTCACCCCAAAGTTTTATCTCTTTATTCATATGACAACCTTTGCGTCTATTTACTTTGGAGTCTCTTACGATATCTTTGATAATATCTGGTTGATCAGCTAATAGGTAATCACAGTGCTTATTATTAAAGTAAGCGAATATACCAGTGTTTTGGTTTTCTACCATAGCCCTAGCATTATAATACATTAATAGTTTACGTACATTATCATAGAATTCTTCTGCTGTTTTTGGTCTACCAGTATATTCTGCTACCAATATGTCACTATAAGATTCAAAGTTCTGTATACGCTTGTATATAAATATAGAACCTAATGAGTTAGTACCGGATTGATCTTGATCATATGGGTCTAAACCTGCTATATATAAGCCTATGGGAGGATCAGGGCAAGGGTGTTCCCATATTACTATAGAACCTGTAGGATCAGCCATCTTTGGTAGAGGATACTCTGTAATATCACCTGTCTTTTTAATTACCCATTTAGGTACACCTTGTTCCCATACTAAATCACCAACTTGCTTGTGATTTTGTAATTTACGATTAGTTCTTATCCTAGCTAATTGTTTTTGTAATTCTCGTTTAGGGAATATATTACCAGATAGTTCAGTAAAGGCTTCAGCGGGTGTTTCTGCATGTTCTGCAGTATACCTGTCTACTTGTTGAGAGTCTTTAGCACTCTTTAATTCTTTAGCTCTTAGGTTAAGTATATATGCCTTAGCTTTATCGTGAAGAGTATTACCATCGTCATCCATATATATACGATTACCATTTGAATCACGTATATCTAGGTTAGTATGTTGAGGTACAAAGAAACCACATTTCTTACCACCAACTGCACCTTCATCCCATATATTATCAAAACCAATACAGTTAAATGCTTCAGGGTCATAAAAGGCTTCCCTTAAACCTGCTACATTATCACCCTCGTCACCACCTGTACCAAACAAAAGCATTAGACCAAAGGCAACACCATCTTGTTCTACTGATGGTCTAGCAATTTCCCATGCAGCTTTTAATTCTTTGAATGAACCACCTTCTTCCCACACAATTAGTTTAGCAGCTTTACCACGAACAGCATTTGGGTTATCTTTAACAGATACACCCATTATTTCAGATTTGTAACCCATTTCTACTTTGTTACCAAATTCATCAGTAACAAGCATAGATGCCCTTTTACGCATGGCTGTATTAGCTACTTGCCTTTTCTTACCCCATGCGGTATTAGCATCAATAAAATCCATATAATCCCAAGCTTTGGTTAAGTTACCATCTTCAGTAAGATATTGCTTGTTTGATGCATATACATAAGACTTTGAATTAGGGATAAGAAAGAAGTTACGACACAACATGGAAGCAGTTTTATATGAATAACCCTTACGTCTTGCTTTTGTGAGTACCATATGTTTACCTTGATTCTCTGCTTCCTCTACAGCTTGAAAGAAGTAATAATCGTAATCATAGAAATCAGGGAATGCAGCCTGTCTAACCTTCTTAGTTTCACCATTAGTTGTGATATAAACAAGTCTTTGAATAGGACAATAGTTTAAATAGAAATAGTTATACCCAGTAATGTAATCACCATCCTCTGCAGTATAACCATTAACACATCTATCTACTTCTTGGTCCCAGAAATTGTAATATTCAGTAGTAGCTTTCGGGTAAGCACAATAAGACCCCGACGCTAAATAAGTCAACGCCGGGGTTCTAAACTTGTCACTATTCTTGATTTTCTTACTGAAATCAATCATATTATTAATGATTAAACAATTTCTTTATACTTCTCCAAATTCTCTTATAGAGAGGCATTGTAGTTTGTTTCAATTTTTCTACTGCTGCCTTCTCTGCAGCTTCCTGCTCCATTAGAGTAACCTCTATATCTTTAAGGGCTTCGTAGTCATATGCAGGTCCCATATTAACAATCGTATCATACTGATTGTATTTAACTTTAACTGATTTTGCCTTACTAGTAGTTTTAGTAGCTTTCTTTTCCTTAGTCATAGTTATTATATTTTGTGCGTTTAACGCGTAGTTAGTTTATTTTGTTTCAAAATGTATTACTTACCGTACAGCTTGTCTATTTGATAGTTCATATGGGTTAACTTCTGCACCACCACGAATCCTATTATTAGCTAATTCTTCTGATCTTACTGCGGACTCTAATGCATCTAGAGATTTAATAGTATTACCAAGTTTTTCCATACCTGCTAGGATTAATTGAACTTTCTTATCATCAAGTTCATCTTGTAGTGACTCTGCATAATATCTAGATACACTATCTAATTTCAACCTAGCATTCTTAAGTAAGCCTAAGATAAGAGTTTCATTGAAATTAATGTAAGCTTGTTCTGCTTCTATTACCTCTACTGGTAATTTATAGTTAGCATCATCAAAGAGCTCTTTCTTAAGTCTTGGTTCTATGTCTTCAGGAGACATACTTTTTACATAAGGACTATCATATTTATTCTTTAGTACAATATAAGTAATGTATTTAGTAGCCATTTCTTTATCTGCCTTATCGGCATCCCATACCTTTTTAAAGGCTGGGATACCTAGGGCATCATTGTGTATAACTACTTTTCCTGCAAGAATATCAAATAGTTTCATTAGTTCGGACAACAATCACAACAAATTTTTTCACAATTACCGCAATCACGTACTTTCTGATAATTGTGTCTCATTTCTTTTAATTCAATTAATCTGTTGATAGCGGAAGCACAAGGTACAATTACAATCTCAGGAGCTTTATCTTTTTCTGTAGTATAAGCTTTGAACAACAAACTAGGTTCAGTAATTTCGTATTTCTTACCTTCATAAAACAATTCCCCAGCTTCAGGTACAATATAGTAATAATCAATTATATCATATTTTTCAACATTATCTTGAATATTTTCAAGAGAACCATCTTTACTACTTAACAAATTGTTATATCTTAAATTGTAAATCATATTAATCAAATTTTATATACCTTAATTTATAGTGTCTATTTAAAGCATCAACAGCTTCTTGTTTAGTGTAAAACATATTTACATACTCTGGATTACGATCATAATTATTTATTATCTCCTTCAGCTGCTCCGCTATCTCGTCCTGATTCCTGTGTCTCATTTTCTGCTGTATTATCTGATGAACCAAAACCATTTTCTCCTCTATCACTTTCAACTAATTCTTCAGCTAGAGTAGGTTCAATAGTAGGATAAGGCATAATAATTAATTGCGCAATCTTTTCACCTGGTTGATAGATAGTAGGCAATGCATCAGTAGTAAGTTTAAACTTACACATGATTTCACCTCTGTAACCAGCATCTACTACACCTACACAATTGCACAATGATAAGGATCTCTGAGATACAGATGATCTCATAAAGATGAAACCTACATATCCTTCAGGAATCTCTACTGCTAAATCAGTATGATATACTAGTACCATCTTACCACTCTTATCAAATTCCTGAGTAAACCTAGTAGCGGTTAAATCTAATCCAGCATCATTAGGATTAGCATAAGTAGGTAATACTGCATCTTGTGCTAATTTCTTAAACTTTACTTCCATGTTATTTTCTTACTATATTATTTCCTAATATTATTTCCGTCATCTGCGCTGCTAAATTAGCAACATAATCTTCAGCAAATTGACTACGATTCGTGTCCTGTAGTATCTGTTTCAGATACAGTAGAATCACTTGTTGATTCAGTAGTATTTGGTCTAGTTTTTCTTCCGTGTTTTGCATAATAAACCATTGCTAATGCGTTCCAAGCAATTGCTGCTTCATGTCTTACTTTAGTTTCTGGATCGAAGTCTTCTAGAGTAGAAGCATATAAATGTCTTAATAAAGCTCCTTTATAACGTTCATAACCATTATCAAGATTCTGCCAGTTATTATCACCATACTTCTTAGCACCTTCTGTATATACTCTAGCAATATCTTCAAGACAGTCCAATGGCATTAATTCCCATCTTGTCTTGTCGTCTTTACGATCGTTCTTCATATCCATCTGGTTTAGGCATTTTTTGTATTCGTATTGCATCTATTTCAGTCTTATTCTCTAGTATAGCTTTACATATCCTGTGATAACCATCACATATTCTACCGTAACTATCTAGTATAATTGGATATTTAGTATCTGCTTTTTGTATTCGTAAAGAATGAAATATAAAATCATCTAAACATCCAACATCCCAAGGTAAGTGTGATAGATCTATGCCAACTAGAGGTAATTTAAATACAGGATATTTCTGTTCTTTACAGTAGGTAATAAGTGTTGATGCATTCCATATTTTACCCTCACATATATATCTATTCTCTGTAATCCCAGAGTCTTCAAATATTACTCTTGGGTTCTTGTCTTTCTTTGCTAGCATATTTCTTTTTTAGTTTTATTTTAAAAAGATATCCAAACATAATAGATTTTGTATCATCATTACTTGCAATTATATTAGAAGCAAATTTAAAAGGATGATTACATATTACTTCTATTACTTGATATGGTATGTTATATTTATTAGCTAATTGAGTATATATGCTAGTTCTTTTTTGAGAAGTCATATACTACTTTATATTCTTTATTCTGGAGTAAATCATCAAAGGATGATGCTGCATCAATAGAACCTGGTCTAATAGTATTAACTATTATCTTTAAAGTATCAAGTGCTGTGTTATCAGCATATACTTTAATACTTTGTAACTTCTTTGCTTCTTGTTTAGAATAATCTACTATAGGTTCTAACGCTAACGTATTCTCCTCACTTAAAGGGTTATCCAGAGTAATAGGATAATGTAAAACCGTTTCTGTCTTTATTATTATTCCTTTATTGTAGTCTAGTTTCTTACCAAGAAGTTTATTAAACCACATTTTAATCTTAGAGTAATCTTGCCAAAGGATTATAGTACCTGGCTTAAATGTTATTATTTTCATGTATTCTAATTATGATGGTTACTTGAACTCTGTCTCCGATGATCTCTGGTATTAGAGCTTTATTAACACTTAATTCATCTTCGGCAGGACCTGCAATTAGAATTCCTTTTTCTTTGAAAGCTTTAATATACCGACTTAGATTATCCTTAGTAATACCTAATGTTTGAATTATATGCTTTCTATTCTGTCTATTAGCTATATTCTTGTGTTCATTAGGTAGTTTATTATAATTAATGTCTAATCTAATTAACTCAGCCATTAATTCTAGTTCCCTGTCCGTAAGCCGAAGTATGCCATTAAGTGATGTTAAGAACTCTGTAATAAGATCATCCTTATTTACAGTCTTAACTAATTTATTCATTGTCTTCCTTATCTACATCTAAAATCTGCTGAATAGCATTAATAAGTTTCAACAGATTTTGGTTTACTGTTTCAGATTCTAACTTCAAACAAGGTTGAATCTTACCTTCTTCAAAATCCTTTCTTACTTTATCCAGATTACCTTCATATTTGGTTTTGCAATCATTGATAAAAGCTTCCAATGCAATCAACTTCAGTTCAGCAATAGTAGGTAATGTTTCTTCTTCTACTTCAGCAACTTCTGAACCATACGGTTCCAAATTGCCACCTTTTACTAATGCGTCAACATATTCTTCGTTAATAGACATAAAACGAGAATTAGTACCTTTCTTTGTAGTTTTAGTGTCTTCCATTACAAATTCTCTATCATCAGAGTCGAAATTAAAGATATCACCAATCTTTGCACAACCAAAAGGTTTAATTACTTTATAAGCTACGTTCATATTATTTACTTATTTGTTTAACCATTAATTCTACCCACTTGTTAATATCAAACTTTGTATCACCTTCCTTAATCACTGTATCGCCGTCTGTAGTATACTGCTTTGGTTGATTCATGATCATATATGCATTCATTAAATCTTGTAAAGATACTGTTATTTTGTAAGCATTTGTTTTAGATGGGGAATGCATATCTTTAGGTATGAATAAATTGTATTGACCATTAGGTAGTTTTTCTATCCATTCTGATAGACCACTCATGTTAATAAGGTTATCTATCAAGCTATTATTTTCAATGTTCATGATTATATAACGCGTATGATTTATTTTTGTTGTAATTTTTATGCAATAAAAAAGCTCCTAAGAAATTAGGAGCTAATTTATAAAAATGAAAAAAGCCTATTTGGTTTTACTAATGAAAGCTACCACATTGTATGGATTTACTAATTGACTATCTTTAAAGAGATCAAAATGTGCAGCAGCTTTAGAAGGATACGCTACAATATCACCTACTTCAGGATGATTCTCTTTATCTTGCCATTCATAATTTGAAGGAATTGCTAATACTATACCTTTTCTAAAGGTAGTAGGTACTTTCTTTACTTCTGTTTTAGTATCATACTTGTCAATACCATCTACATCTTTCTTACCAGTTGGTACTGGTTCTGAGATCTCTTTCTCAATATATTCTTCAGGTAACGGTTTAACTAAAATATCCCGAGTAAACGAATACTCTACTTTTTCTAGTACCTGATCTAGTAATATATTATCTTTATTCTCTGCCATAATCCTTATTTTTGCTGTTAAAACGCGTTATAATGCAAATTGTTCCTTAAAAGTTACTATATTTCAGTATATTTCCTCCAGTACAGCAGATATTTAGTGCTAACTGTGGACAGTGTTCCCTATCTTCAAATGCACAATTATCGCAACTACCATTATTTTGTGGGTGTATTATGTATTCTATACCGTCAATAGTAACAAAACCTTTTAAGATAGCCTCTTTAGCTTCTGGTTCTCCCATATTAGTCATAATATTCAAATTCATCATCTGAGTATAAATCCTCAAACTCATCATAAAAATAGAAATCTTCCATATACTATTACTTTAGATATTAGTAGTATAATCCAGAGTAAGGAGTAATGGTTGATATTACTTACTATCTCTATATATACTCTCCTATCTCTCTACTCTAGACATAGAGAGTAACGAAATATATATTAATTTTGTTCTATTTCTATCAAATATTTGTGCAATATGTCACCCTTATTATCTCCTTTATTAGCATATTTTACTACTTTATACTTAGCGTTTCTACCAATAACAGGCCAATATTCTGTTGTATAATACTCTTCTATTACTTCTTTTTCTCTATTTGATTTACAATTTTTTAACATCTTTTAACTATATTTAACTATTATACAAAACTCATACTATCATGAGTACCATTTGTGTTCTTACAAAAGAGTTCATAGCCTGTCATATATTCTGATATAAGCTCCTCTGGTGTATCTGTTTCTTCTATATAAATCTCTAAGATATCACCATTTTCATATACTTTTTGATATGTTTTATAGCTCCAATCTCCTACTTTATTATCTTTTACTTTGGTAAAACCATGCTGTTCTAACCACTCTGAGCGTGTCATTTTAACATTATTTAATTATTTTTAACATATAGCTTCTAACGTACATATAAAATTTTTGTTAAAAATATGTAAAAAATATAAAAATTGAGAAGAAATTTGAGCGTAAGAACTAGTATATAATTGCCCTCCCCCTATCATAAGTGAAAGGAAAGTCCCCCGGGGGTTCTCAATGCATCAAGCTGTGTTTTGGGCTTGTTATTTGCTTTAATAATGCATCAAATTGATTAACTTATTCATTTATTGTGATTATTAACGTTTCAGCCACAGCGGAAGGCGGTTGTGGTGTAGTACTATTACTCAAAGGGTAAACAGCCGAGAAGAAAGATGAAGTGCGCAATTATGGAGTTGGAAGCAAAACAAGCAAGTAACGGTAACTGGTATGTGAACATCACAGCACAGCCAGAGAACGATCCATTTGCTGAAGAGTTACACTACCGTATGTGGTGTAGTGAAGCGTTAGCTGAGAAGCTAACAGCTAAGAGACCAGCGTCTATCGAACTAAGACGGGTTAGTGTTAAGGTTGAGCAGTTCCAACGGGTTGATGATGACGGTACAATCAAGCCACAAGTGTTCAACAACTTGTCTGTAGTGGTACGTCAGTTCCAGAATGCAGATGTAGATGACCCAACAGTCATGGCTGAGAAGCTGCGTTCATCTCTGTTGAAGGACGGTAAGATCTGTGACGTTCAGACAGATGACTTTGACGGTACTACTGGTGACATTCCTGAGTGAGAGTAAGGGCTTCGGCCCTTTCTCTTTTACTGTTGTTTTCTACGACATGCATCAAGTCCTTTTCCCTCTTAGCAGATTGTGAGGAGTACAGTGCGTATTTCTCATAGTATGTTTTTAGTGCCGCTAAGTACGATATTATATCGTGCACACATAGTATGTATCAGGAAGGTATCTAGTTACTCTGCTTCTAAATGGAAAGGATACTGATATTTACTATGAAACCTTAGACAAATTTTGAATAGTCAAAAAAATGAAGTTGAAGAAGTTGAAGCAGAGCACTTGGCCGGTGTTAAGAGTAGGGCTAGTAGAGAACGACATCTCTACGAAACAGTAGCTATAGGTTAACCTCTATGGAAAAGGACTACTGAGCTATTATCCTTTGATAGCAAAGCTTGATACTGAGTGACTCTCAGTTGCATGTCGTAAAGACCAGGTAGGTGGTATAGTCAACTGCATCTAGACTACCTGGTTTACTTTTGATTATTAATCAATAAAATTATATATTATGATAGCAGTGATAAGATGCTACAAGCACACAACTCCGTTAGTTGTTGAAGTATTTGAAAAGTGTGATGAACAAACTCAGAAAGATGCTGTTGAATTAGCAGCTATCTTGAGTAGAAAGAACAATTGTGAATATAAAGTTCTGATTGATCTTTCTTGTACTGAAGTTGTTAATGATCGTGAACCATTTCAGAAATGAGAAATAGGCTTTGTGCCTATTTTCTTTCTTATAATGCATCAAGTTAATTACCCTTTTAGCATATTGTGCGAGATATAGTATACTTATATGCGTATGAGAGTATGAGAGATGAGAAGATGAGAATTGGATAATCCTCACCCTTCATCTTTTTCACCTTTTTCTCTTATTACTCTTTACGCCTATATATAATATATAGCGTATCATAGACAATTAAACAATTAAACAACTAAATTATCAAAATTATGAAATGTGACATTTTAGCTCATGAATTTAACACAGCTGAAAACGGTAATAAATACTGTAAGCTGGAAGTACGTCAATCTGGTGACGAATTCGGTAGAACATTCAATTATGTAATGTTTATTACTGATGCAATGGAAGCAGCTTTAGAAGCTAAGTTTCCGAAGTTTATCTACCTACAAGAGGTACGTGTAAAGACACCTAAACCTTTTTATAGAGTTTGGGAGACTGATGGACCCGGTCATGCTCAGGGTGAGTTTGTTACTCGACCTAACAGAGAAGATCCTGATAATCCTATAATGATTGTATTTGAGGATATCAAAGTTATTATTAGAACTATGCCTGATGGTTCACCCGCAAGAGGTGAAGATGCGCAGAAATTAGCTGAGTCAAGCTATTATAGAGGTATTAGTATGAATACTATTGTACCTATAGATGCGTATGATGATGGTGATACTGATAACAATATTGGTGCTACAAATACAGGAGCTGATCCATTTGCTGGGGCATCTACAGCTGGTGATGGTGATATACCTGAAACCGCCACAGATCTAGCAGAACAACCTACACAACAACCCGCTGGTAGACCGACTGGTAGACCTGGCGTAACAATTAGACGTTAATAATCATGAGAATAGCTGGTCTTAGTGATCAGCTGTTCTTTTTTTCAATTTACAAACGATAATCTGTATATTGTAATATGAGACAGTTAAATTCATTAGAAGAAAATGCTTTAAAGATTTCAAAATACTCTACAATAGCATTTGTTATATTCTTCTTTTTCTTTATAGGCTTTGTTGCAGAGTCTGTACGCCCTTTATACATATTGGGTGGACTAATACTTATAGTATGGAAATACATAGCATACGTTGCTATAAAAGATCTATTACATATTAATTAGTCATGAGTAAGAAGAAATATCACAAGCAAAATTGCAATAGCTCAGTACATGCTGTTGTACATTTAGGTAATGAAATTATTTCATTAATAGGGACACATGCCTTTGAATGGTCTATTGTAAAACAGACTAAGAATAAGGTAAACATTCTCACATTCTCTAATAGAGAAATGGCTGTTAAGGATTTTGAAAAATACAAGAACTTAGAGCATGAAAGCGGAAAGAGGTAGTTTAATTCAGCAACTAATAGGTAGAAAAATAACTATTATAAGCTGTAATTTAGTCGGTACAGTTATATATGCAGAGATTGCTAAACAGAGTAGATCTGTAAATATACTATTAAGGGTTAAAAGACTTGATAAATTGTCCTATAAGAGCATTACAGAAGATAAAGAGATATCTCTTAGTCTTACAGGCTTATTAAAGGATGTCAGGTTACATGCCTTAATATAACTTTTATTGAACTAATTATTCATTAAAAGACATAGTCTTATAGAAAGACAATATCCGAATTAACTTGTTGAATATGTAAATTATAGACTCTATCTCGGATGACATGTGAATGGACTAGAGATTATCTTAACCAGAGTAAGATTTGCTTGACGGCATTATATCATTACTCTGGTTATTTTAAACTAATCAACATGAAAAAGTATCACAGACTACGATTACTCAGTAACATTACTGAAGCAATTGAAATGATATTGTTCATACTATGGGGATTATCAATATTATTTATTGAATCATTCATAGGTCTTCTCATCTATTATATGGTAGGTATCATACCTATCTTATTTATTTGGCGGAAACATATAGTTAAAAAGCATTTAAAAAAGAAAATATATGCTACTATTTGTATTTTTAACAGGTTGCTTATTGATAGCATATCTGTACTACGTGCTCGTAACAAGAGCAAAAAAGAGGAAAAAGCTTTTAAATAGAGTTCATAAAGTATTAAATATGTTATATGCTACTAAAAACTCTATTGAAAATGTAGAAGATCTTTCCGATATACGATTCTATGTTAATAGATTAGGATCTTATATTAATCTAATTGAAGCTGATATATTTGATTCAGAAAGACTTGCAAATTACTATCAAGAGTATATGGAAGCTTTAAAAGAATATGAAAGTATTTCTGCAGTAAAGAGAATAGCATTAGCTCATACTCGATACTGTATTAGTAAATTAGAAGAATACGAGAGAACTCTTAATTGATATAATATGGAAAGGAATAAGAACTTCGCGCATTTTCTGCAACAGATGGGATATATTCCATATGAATTAGATATGAAAGTTCAGAAATTCTTTAATGTCAAAGATCCTGATTTTATTAGTTCATATGGTCCTATAAATATAGAGTTTTTTCCATCTTGGCTAGGGCCAGAAATACCGCTAAATGCGGTAGTAAACAGGAGTGAAAACTTCTGTTATGGATTGCATGAACATGGACACAGTCCTTGTTTAATCTATCCACGACCATATGTACTATGGACAAATGATCTAAATGAACTAAGAGCTACTAAAATATACCCGGATATAATTATGGATCGTATAATCTCTAAATACACGTGTGAAGAGATATACCGTGCCATAACGCAAAATAATATGCTTATTCTCTAATATCCCGGTAATTAGAAGTAAATGTAGTTTAAACACTATTATAGTGTAAGGAGAAAACAAGTAAATTTCGTAGATATTATTACTTATAAGAGTTCGAATCTCTTCATTTACTTTTTTAGATCATTTTAAATAATACAATATGATAAGATTAACAACTATTCAGAAGTTACCGTGGACGAAACTATTCTCGGTAGCAAATTTGTTTATACGCTATTTAGGTCTTACTAAGTATGACGCATTTCGGTTAGCGTATAGTTGTGTGTGTGGTCATAATATCCTTATTCAGGGACCACAGAGAACCAATTTCTATTTATTACATAATAAACTGTCTAATATCAATTTTCGAGTATATCTTGAACAAGTTGATGGTTTATCTATGCAAATAGATAGAAAATACTACGAACCTGTGAGAATGGGTTTAGAGAGAAAAGGTAAACCAAATCTTTGGGAAAGCAAACTCAAAGAGGTACTGATTTTTAGAACTATTTAACTTAGATAAGAGTAGAAATGACAATAAAACTTTTATTTAATTATAAGAATTTAGATCAAAAACTTCGCCAAATAAAACTTTTACAAACATTGTTTGGTTTAGGTTTAAAGGAAGCTAAATATGCTGTAGATTGTGGAGAAATTCTACAATGTGAATGTGATAAAAATATAGTCGAAACGATTCGAAGTAGTAATGCTAATATTGAAGTAATAACACTTCCTTCTCCAATAAAAGCAGAAGAATCATTTCAGCTAACAGTTTATTCGAATTTACAGAATTTATTTCCTCAGGATAAGTCAGAATGTGTACTTATAAGTAAAGAAGAATATAATCTTTTAACTAAATACAAAGGATTATACTTAGATATAATTGGTACTCTCAACAATGTTGTAAAGCAATTTTCAAATTCTTAGTTTTATACCTTTACTCAGTTATTAATTAATAATTTATCAAAAAATGGAAAATCAAAGTTCTGGAGCCTTTAAAGGCTTTGTCGCAGTAATTTTATTGCTGCTTGGAGTATGTGCCGGCATTTGCACATACAAGTACGTGAAGGGAGAAATCCCAAACATTACACAATCCGCTACGGAAGAGTTTATTGAATCCGAGATGGAAGCAGTGCCTACAGTGGAAGAAGCTATGCAAGAATGGAATGATCTTAAAGAGTCATCCAGGTGTTACGAAGTTTATAGTAATTTTCCACCTGAAATAATGCAGGCATTGTTCGAGAAATTAGGAACGCAAGAGCCTATAAAGAGGTATGTTCAAGAGTATGAACGTAACAGGGAATACTACATATCTCTACAGATTGCGGAACAACTAAAACATCAAGGACTTAATAATCCTGGAGTAGATGGAAAAAGGATTGAAGGAGTAGAAATAACTACTAAGTTAAAGAAAGAAAAGGAACCTGAGAAGGTACCAATTCCAGCAAAAGCTGCCAAGGATACAATAGTGTATCAATAACAGTTTACAACTTCATTATTTCTTCAGTGGCTGTACTTGCATGTGAATGTAGGTGCAGTCGTCCTCAGAAAATGACAACCATGTGGGGCGTAAGTAGTATTTTATGCAGAATAATTAGAGTGGTGATTACTTTAATTAATACTGATAATCACAAATATTATGATCGTGCGGACGTAAAAATCATGGAGATGATAAGAATTGTACTGACAATACAATTCTGCTGTATCTTAAAACAAGTTTTAATAGTCAAATTTTCCTAAACCAATCCTCGTTATTAGGTAAAATTTCTTTTTGTTTATGTATTGCTACAACAATACACATCTGTTATGTATTTATTTTGCATTGTAGTTGTAGATACAATGCCGTCATCAACAATTTTAATAAAATCAAAAATGAAAGCAACAGTAAACGGGTTAGCAATGATTGTATTGCCTCCCAACATTTCTGTAGAAGAAGCAGAGGTTTTATTCTCTGAAGTACTTAAAAAATTGCGTTCAGAATCTGCTAAGATTTCTGTTATTAACGCTAACAATGAAGCATTTGCAAGTATTTTTAATGCTAATGACTTATTTAAGCCAAGTGAAGCTCGAGTATTACTTGCAGACAATTTGTTAGTAAAGTTTGCGCAATTTGTTAACGATCCTATCTCTTTTGCAACGGCGTTTGTCAGTGAGTACTATGGCCCTCGTGATGAAATCAATCATGCTGTAGTAACAGATATTGCCAGTATTGAAGAAGGCTCTGCTGATTGGGCTTTATTCGAGAGAAAGAGATTAACATTTCTTATCTATCAATGTCGTAACATTCTCAATAATCAACGATAATGGGAAAAACGAAGAAAGATAGTAGAGAACAAAAGGCTATGCATAGAAAAGATTCTATGCATAAGCCTAAAATGACTCCTTACAAAAGAGAGTCAAAGAGTAAAAGAATATACGAGAAGTAACTCGCCAGTTATAACTCTATTTTTATAACTCTAAAGTTAACGCTTATGAGTACGGTGGTTATCCCCAAGCATGTTAAACCTAACGCCCTAAACTCATTAAAATGTATATGAAGATGTATACTACGAGTTGTGTATTTATATACAAATGACATAGTAAAAGTTCTATGTTAATTATAAGAAGGAAAGGAGGTAAGATAGGAATAAGGAATAAGAATACTATCTCATGCTTTTTACTTTAGAAATTTATTATTTTATGTTAGAAAGAATAGAAATTAAAAAACTTGTAAAACAAGCTGTTTCAAGAGATCCACCATTAAACTGGTATCTCTATCATATGTGCATATATGGTCGTTTTATATCAAAATTAACTGATTATGTTAGCAGTTTTTGTCTTCGTACAGCGAGAAGTTATGAAACATTAATTAATAATATAATTAGTGGTTATGATCCAGTTAATTTTGTATTAGATGATCATAAATATGAACGTAGATCAATATTTGAAGGTATTTATTATTACTAATTATTAACATTTAAAACATTATCAAAATGGAAGAAAAAGACATCCTTTCGCAGATCAAAGAAGGTAGAACAGTGAGCAAGTCTATGGTTGAAGAAGTAAACAAGGATATCCTCAAAAACAAAGAGGATGCTTTGAAAAGAGAACTTGCAACAGCGCTGGTCGACAGCGAGTATAATGTTTCATACAGCAAACTGAAGCTGAAACGTGCTCGTGCATTTGAGGAAGTAGAACGCACTCACATTCAGGAAACCGGTGCAAATCGGGAATCTCTCATGGCAGGTGGTCTAACTCCGGAAGAGTATAACAAAAAACAGAAGGAAGTTGACAAGAAGCGCGAAGAAGAACTCCTCAAGGTAAAACAGGAGTATAACGTTTATCTTCGTCAGTTGAATGATCAGAATCCGGACATTTCTTGGGATACTCGGAAGAATAGTTTTAATAACTAATCTACAATCCAGTACTAAAGTGTCTATGTACTAATAGTATGTGTAATGTGAATCTTGAGTAGCATTACAGAGAGGAATAAACCTCTCTACTCAAATCCCTTGTGGTAGTAGTAGGATCTATGAGCGTATCAAAGACGGCAAGTATGTGTGCCTTAGTGCCAGCTTTTGCTACATACTTTCTATCAAAGATTTCAAATTGAAAACAGTATATGCTTTATGCTAGATTCTATGAGTATATCTTGTATTTTGTTTAGCATTCAATAAGTCCCAGGCATGGGCAAGGAATCAATAACACTATTACAAATATACTCTTTATAGAATCAATACTATTAGTAAATTCTTAGAGAGTAAGGAGAGTGATCTCCTTACTTTCACTATATTCACGGTATAAGAACTGTATTGTGTCTTATTAGGCTTATTAATCATTGTTAGGACGAGGGTTCGAATCCCTCATGCTCCACAAAACCGCCAGCTCACGCGGTATATAAGACAGGATTGCCGGACCCGCAGGTGTAACGAGATAAATACCTGCATATGGGGCATTTTTGGTTTTGACTAGCAATTAGAGAGATAAGATAGGTTCATTGTGTGTTTAAATGGCAACACTATGTTTGTCACAGACTATACCGGCTTAGTAGCTGCGTAAAGTCTGCGTGCTAACTACGAAAGTGAGGGAGATAATATAGTTCAATGGTAGAATGATGCTTATGCATAGATCTGGGTTCAAATCCCAGTATTATCACATTAAAGTTCTATTAATATGAATAAGGAAGGTATAACGTACAGTAGTTATCTACAATATGTAGAAGAGAATTTACCGTTATCTTGGCGGAAAGTATCTCAGAAATATAATGTAGAAAAGCAATTGATTGAAGCAATCGCAAAGTATTGCTATGAACACCTCTTAAAAGGTTGTGAACTATATTATCATCTTCATGAAAATGAATTGATATGTAGTGCTGACTTTAGTAGAGAATCTCAAGGAATAGATTGGTGGATGGATTTAAGCTCAGAAGCCAGTATGTTAGAAAACAATGGTTGTATAGAAACATTCTGTGACAATGACAAAGAGTGAAAGCAAGTTTTATGATTACAATTTCAGTTATTTTGATACAGATCAAGGATTTGTATGTGCTGGAATAAGAGACAATGTTGTCGGTATGTATAACTTACTCGTCTCAAAAGGTGCCAACGTAGTTAATAAAGATGCAGATATAATCAGAATTAGCAGTAAGAAACCTATTGTTTTATTCTGTTTTAACAGCAATACTAGCATTGGCAGCAAACTTGGCAGTGTTCAGATAATGTCTCACCATTGGTGGAATTATTATCATAACAAAGCACACAGGCATTTGAGTAAAACAAAAATCCATACATATAACTTACCTTCGCAATGGAATAAAGTACTGATGGAAGGCTGCGTATGGAAGGAAGTAGAAGTATTAACACCAGAGCAATATGAAAGTAGGTAAAAGAATTTATTTCGAGAATCAAAATGAGAGAAAAGAGTTCATTGCATTACTAAAGGATGCTAAGGACTCTATAGAAGCTGCCAGAATTATAAGTAAAACTTATAACAAGGATATAACAGCTGCTATGGAAATCGCTGAAGTTTATTTTAATTATATCAGAAAGGACGGTAAAGATGAATGAATTGAAAGAAAGTGGAAGCTACTTAGTAGTCGTAGAAGGATGCGAAGTCATTGTAGTAATAGAAGGATGCGCACCTATGTTACGAATAACTCGTGCATTTAACTTATCTAAGTTCATAGAAGATGGAACAATGATCGACAGTAAAGAAGCCGTAGAGGTTATAAGTCAAAATCCTTCTAATTTCAATTTCAAACCATTGAATTTAACTATTGAGCAATTCTCGTTGCAAGAGATTAAACAAGACAAATCATTAGCTTACACTAATAAAGAATACCAAAGATGGTTATCTATCTGTGGTAGTATCGACGATAGTGTTCTAATCAGCAATATCATGCTCGAAAAAGGGTTTAGTCATGCACAAGCAAACTTAATAGTTGAACAGTTATGGAAGGACAAAAGAAACTCATTACAGCGGTAGATGAGCAGGACTTAAACAAATATTTGAGGAGTCGATTAGTAGAACCATATCTTCCAAAAGATTTAGTAGAAGATTGGTCTATATTTGGGTCTGTAGTATCAAATGTATATGGACCAAGCGGTATATTACCGCCTGAATACGAAGATAACGATTTAAAATTGTGGCTATTACATAAGTTACAAGTAAAAGCGTTATTAAAGTATGTACAGTGGAAAATTTTTAGTAATTCAGCTATGTTGAATAACAGAAGACTCACTGACAATGTATTAACAAGGATATTTGTATCTAAGTTAAACAATTTGGAACTGCCTAAAGTTTATGCAGATGAAATATTTGATAATTTTCATCTACAATATGTGGTACGCAAGCCTGTCTTTGAAGACTATTTTGTTATCAAAGTATTAGGTTTACCATTTGGGTATGAACGAAAGGAGTGTCCTTTTTAGATAGGTAGGGGTTCGACTCCCCTACTTATCACCACCATTTAGTTTATTAGCCTATGAAGAGAGAAGATGAAGATAATCTGATTAGGCAGGCTAAACTTGGCGATCAGAAAGCTTTTAGTACGCTTTACGACCGTCACAAGCCATTAATTCGATACATTATCTTTGATATTGTAAAGAATGATGATGTAGCAGATGATCTCCTATCTGTTACATTTACTAAGGCTTTCAGTCGTATAGACTCATATGTTAATCCTATTTCATTTGAGTTATGGTTGAAGAGTATTGCGGTCAATACCTCAATTGATTATATACGACACACTAAGAATGAGAAACAGAATCACTATATTGATTCTGAGGATAATTACATTCAGTTGCAAGATAGTGAATTATCCGCAGAAGATATTATATCTAAGCGAGAATCTATTGATCAACTGAAAGTAGCTCTGAGTAGATTGAGGTTTAAGTACCGTAATATATTAGAATTACGGTACTTTAAAGGCCTCAGCTATGAACAACTCGCAAATGAATTAGCCGTGCCTATAGGAACTATAAAAAGTGACTTAAACAAGGCTAAAAAGAAATTACGAGAATTCTATAACAAACTTAATAACTAATATTTACAAACAATGGCAGAAGTAGCAATTATCGCAATTGTAGTCATCTTATTAGCCATCATTATTGGTAAGGCCAACCATAGTGATGCATTAATTTGGAGATTACTATTCGTCTTTAGCCTTACTGTTTGCGTATCTGTTAGTCTTCTTTATATTCTGAATGAAAAGCCAAAGCTTTCAGCTCAGACTATTGAGAAAGATAGTAAGATGATTATAGATGCAGACACGTCCCACACAGTAAACTTCAACCAGATTACAATGGAAGAAGCGTCTTGTGACACTGTGGGTCAGGACACTATATCTTATGATCATCTTACTCGGATACAGTGCATAAACATGATGCCAGCAATTGCAAAAGCAATAGCTGAGCACGCTATCTTTGATTCTTCATAGATGGTGAGATCTAAAGACATTACCGAGAATGAGAATTAGCTTAAAAGCGTAGTATTAACAATTTAAAAAGTATCAAACTTAAAATGGGAAAGAATAAAACAGCAGCAAAGAAGGCTGCACAAGAAAAAGCAGTAGAGACTAAGAAAGGCGAAACTAAAGCCAAAGTAGAAACAAAAGTAGTAGAAACAAAGGAAAAACCTACGATTAAGGTTGATCCGAAACCGGCTCCTTCACCAACACCAGCACCTAAAGCTGAAGAAAAACCCGCTGAAGAAGGTGGTGTACAAGTTGTTTCTCCTGTTGAACAGTCCTCTGCTCAGCTATCCGCAGAAGTATTCCAGAATGAGGATTTGCGGACACTTTTGATGAAGGATGTGCTTACTCCAGAAACTACTATTGATGCAAATCATATGGTAGAGCTGGCAAAAGTTGCAACTGAACGATTCAAAACAAAGGATCAGAAAGATCCGCGCGTAATCGCAACTAATGAAATGATTGACGATGTAACTGCGTATTGTCTTGCACTTGCAGGAATCAACATGCAGATTCATGGTAAAAAGCTTGGTTTGTCTGTACCAGTTGAAGCTACCGCAAGTTTCGTACGAACTATGGGCTTCTTCGGTGTAGCTTTGCCTGAAGGTAAAGCAATCGAGGATCCTAAGAATCCTGGTCAGATGATCTTGCCTTTTGAAGCTTCTGAAGAAGCAGTGAAAACTGTAAAGGAAGAGATCAAGATTCAGAAGAGTAAACCTACGATGGATCCGTCACTGTGGAAGAGTGATGACGATGCTAAGAAAGCTGTCCGTTATATCATGTCTGATACTCTGACTAGAGACAATCGCTTCTTGGTTTCTATTTCAAAGGTAAGAATGTACAAGATGCTTACTTCAGCTAACGAAGACGAAAAGAAGATGTGGGAAAACTCCAGCAATGCTGCCATTCTTGAAGTTATCTTCAACATCCTCGGTGATAGCAAGTCAACGTTAATGAATGCTATTGGTGGTCAGATTTATTCCGCAGCAGCAACTCGGAAGAATCCGGTCTTAAGCCATCTTGTAGCTAAGCGTAACTTCTCGCAGTTTAGTGATGAAGATATTCGTGATATCACGAAAGTATTCGTCAAATTTAAAGCTGCGGATAGCTCTAAAGACCCTCTTGAAAACAACATTGCCTGGGTTGGCTTAACTCAAGGTAAGAAAGAGGATGCTTTACTTTATCCGAAACGTCTCAGTGACTTCGATAAGAATGTGATGAACCGTATTGACAACTTATATCCGGACAAAGTTGGCGTACCATCTGATCCCGATTATCGTAGAAAAGCTTCAAACTTGATGATAACGATTATGAACCTGTATAAGGAGAATGATCTGCTTCCTCAGGTATCTGAAACTGATTACAAACAGGCTGTAGAAGATGCTGTTAAAGCAACTTCAGGTGAAACTGCTCCGAAAGAAGAACCTAAACCAGTCGAAGACAAAAAGGATAAAGGAGAAAAGAAATAACTCCTAAATCAAAAGGATGAGCCGTTTAACAGATTTTCTTTGGTGCGTATTGTTCGCTTTTGCAGCGGTTATTATTAGCATCAAATTGAGCCCACAAAGGGTAGAAGCTGTTGAGGTTAAACCTCATTACGAGCTTACAATTCCTAAGGTCGAGCCTAAGTCTTTTAACTTAGAGCTTGACCTCTCTAAGGGAACAGCGAGAGTAGAAAGTGACGCAGGAATTAGTAACGCTAACGTTACAGTAAATCATCCTGCACCACAAGTGATTAACAAACCTGCAAAGGTTAAAATTAAGAAAGTGTATGAAACAAAAACTGAGGTATTGTCGAAGGTCGTGATGTTTAAAATGCCTACCCCACGATTAGTTCACACAACAATACCTGAGTATCCAACAAGGGTAGTGAAGTAATTAACATTGTGCTTACTGTAGAATGGCACCAGGGAAAACGAGTCTATCCCTGTAGTAAGAAGATAGATAGTGGTATTGTAGCTGATACACTTAAAAAGCAATAAAATCAGCGTATACAAATTACGATAAATCTGATCAATTTATGGTTTGTATAGACAAGTAATACAGAATACGAGAATATGATAACAGCTAACACTGTGATTCAAAAGGTAGTATAATAACTTGCTGTGGATTTATTACTTTATCCATGAAGAATCAGCAAGAAAATGGGTAACGGGTATAACCCATAAAGCTCGAGAACCGTCTGGTGGAGCGATTACAACACGGCACGTAGGTCAGCAGACACGAAGGCAAAGTATACAAATGGGGTACAAATCCTTAAGTAAGTAGAAATGGCAATTCTACTGAATCCCCAATAGAGTCTGTAGGTACTATCAAGTACGGCATCACAGAAGGACGAAAAGGGTTAATTATCGTTAGAATTCCAAACTAATGATAGCCGTTTAGACTGACTAACGTCTTCGATGGGTCCAAACTATCGTTAAAAATAGCTACTTCTAGTGTTCTACTCTACTGTTATTGCTGCTTTGTATTACAGTAATAAAGATCTTGACAACATAACATATGGTATAGTTATGGATGAGTATGTGAAAGGAAGGATTCAAACCAAGAAAATTAATAATCGAAACTAAAAGCTGAGTGGCTATGATCCATACAAAGTTAAAGAGGTAACGGACTTTAATAGCGTATGACAGATTATCCGGAGCAGGTGCCAAACCTGTGCTTGAGAAAGCTTATTAGAATGTTCACTTAGCCTTGCAAACTAAGTTAAATAGTTCTTTTAAGGGGGTATTCCAGGTGCTAGGTCTAGATTATGTGGGAGAGATTACCACGTCTTTGCGAAATCAAGGATTAAGAAAGGTATAAGGTTTGAAGAACAGTGACCGAGTTTTGTGCTTACATTATTTAATGAGAGTTATGTCACTATAAGTCATGGAAACTAAGCACACAGTGGTAAAAGTACTGAGAACTACTACCAAACAACAGAGGTGCAGTAGCGATGCACGTTGTACGCAATAAAAAAGGAATCCTACCGCCTGCGGTGTTTTAAAGGTGTAGGTAAGTTTAGTTAAAGCTTTCTTTAATAGATATAACGAAAGTGGGGCTAATGTATAGTCAATGGGCTAAATTCAAGTCTGTTAATCCAGAGAAACGTAAATGTTATGACATTTACCTGAATCCAACGATTCATCACTGGCTCGAGAGTTAACGAGACTCTTAAACAAAAGCGTAGATAACATGTCTAACTAACGTAGGTCCAAAAACCGAATAATAAATCTGTGGAAGTCCTCGCTAAGGAAACTGACTGCGACCACAGCTTGGCGAATGCGATTGCTTAGTAGTATCAGGGTATAATGCGCAACATTATATGTCCGAGAGAAAGCGTCTCATTGAAGCTTATAGACCTTTAAGAGTGAACCTAATAGGGAAACTATACTTATAGACCTGTCATAAGCGAGAGTAGATGAGAAGAGGTGAAAGTCCTCAATCTTCAACCAAGTAAAATAAATAAAATCCTAATCATGGTTACGTTGGCATCCCTATACTTAGTAATAAGTATTATATGGCGTAAGAAGTAGGTATTAGTGAATAACTATATGAATCCTATAAGTTATTACAAATAACAAAGAATGATGAAACTTACTTCATTCACTTCGCAGTTTTAGTAACGTTCTGAAAAACGACCGGACATAACTACTTGCCCGATAGAGAGTTTTATTTTGTTGCCACATAAAATAATTATTAGAGGTCAATCTCTGGATAATCTAAAAGTTAGGCAGTTGTACGCTGTTTTATGTGAGTGCAGTTGGTCCTGAGACACCAGGAGAACCTTGGCAAAATATTACGGACCCTCTATGATAACGATTGTAGAGTATTTCACACATATTGACTGAACTAAGAGAATCCTTCGAAGAGTCTCATTAGCTCTGGTCATAAAGCGATTTGATAGTTCCAAAGTAAGATAAATAAGTAATTTTGTAGTATCTGTCTCATATTACAAAAGGATATAGCAATAGCATAATATCAAGAAAGTTTATCTCGCTTCTAAAATAAATTAAAGTAAAAACAGTTTCTTTTCGTATTTCTATCTCAGTATCTCTTGAATGAGACACGACCGTGGTTTTAACCTATCTGATATAAGATGATGATAAATCGTGCATAAAAACAAAGAGAAGAATACGGAGCACCAATTAAAATTATTATTAACAAACTTATCAAAAGGAGAAAATAAAATGGCAAATATCAATTATAGTTTAGTAGTTGCATCTCAGTTAGGTGCGCTTTTAGGAATGAATCTCATTCACATTCGTCGCAAAAATGTAGATCCCGACTATTCTAACAAAGAACGGGAAGGTAAACAACGTCTGGCAATTCCAGTATATATCTATGGTATTGACCGTATTAAGATTAAGAAAGCTGAACTTGTAGACCTTGGTGAAGGTCAGCGGATTGTTCAGTTTAATGATGATCCGAAATTGCAGTTATCTCTGGCAAATGCAAAAGATATCACAGATGTTATTAAGAAACCAACTGTTCAGGAGGTTGCGAATGCTGTAATGGCTGAAGAAGCCAGTGCGCAACAGACGTTCTTTGTAGACGACAAAACTGCAACAGAACTTGCGGTTTCCTTTAACAACAGATCGTATAAGGAACTTTCCTCCATGATGGAGGTGCTCTCACGTCAGGCAGCCTGTTTAACGGATGCTAATGATGCTATGATGAATGCTTGTAAGTTAGAAATGGCACAGGTAGGTAAAAGTGTCGATTTCGTTCCCATTAACGTTAATGAAACAAAATAATGACAGAACTAAGCAAGACTTCGAAGTTAAATCTCGAACGTATTCTTGCAGATGAAGATATTCGTAGCTCTTTGCTTTATAATGGCAAAAAGCCAGGTATCTTTAAATTAAATGCAGATGGATCGCTTACACTTGGTGAAACTACATTTGGTTGGTGGAATAGTTTTATTGGGTGTCAACAGCATTTAAGCTTTTCAGATCTGACTGTACATTTGATTAATTTCATGGCTGGTGTTGGTAAAAATCAAAACGATTTTGCTCTGAATGGATTATTCCAAGATTTCGTTAACTTTGCACTTAAGCAGAAAGACAAGAATAGGATGGTAGATATCTTGTTAACTGCATATTTGTATGGTTATAAAGAAATACAGAAGGATGGAAGGAAACCTTCTGTGGATACAGTAATTAATTCAGTTATCAGACAACAAGATGTTCGTGATTTAGATGGTGTCGCTGTTTTAACCAGCGATGGTCCTGTATTGCTAAGAAATAACTTAGTATTCCAAAGACTTAAATAGGATATATCAATATGTTTTTGAATTAGGAAGGTATAATAAACATTAGTATATATGTTATTTTCGTAAAAAATATAGTAAAAGGATTAGGAAGGTTATCCTTTTATATTGCTGTGATATGGTACTTATAAAAGAGTGCTAAGTGAAGGAAAGCCCCGAGAATAAGAAGGGGATGCTTCATCGAGGAAGACACAGCATCGATACATGTGAGCGTATTATCAAAATATTTACTCATATAAAATTATTAATTTAAAATATTTTTATATGGTTAAAACGTACAATAACATTGCAGAATATGCCAAAAAGTTACTAATTGAAGCAAATCCGTATATTGATGAAAAAGATATTTATATCACAGCTAATACAGATATAGCTAGTACTTTTCGAATATTAAAAGAAAAAGACTTAGCCTGTATTGACACAAGTGGTACTGAAGAAATACCATTAATACATTATACTATTTATAGTGAATCTTTAAAAGAAAAAGAGAAAGCATTTAGTAAAGAACGAGCATATGAGCATATTTTACAAGGTATAACTTCATATTCTTGTGAAGGGTTTACTGTAATTTCAGTTAGAGTAATTAATAAAGAAGAATCGCCAAGTGAAGAAGATTTTATACTATATGCTTTTACTGAAGCTATGTATAATCGAGCATTTGAATTAGCCTATAAAGAAGGAGAGATCAAATACACTATCGTACCAGATAACGGTATACATCGCGCAATCGTGCGTGATTCTATGATGGGAAAATATCTTGAATATATTAAAGTAGAAGATATACCGTCTAATAGTGCTATTCATCAATGCAAAGAAGATATTCTTAAAAGTGTAGAGTTCTTCTTTAAGAATGTTCCATTATTCTCACGATTTGGACAGAAACCGTTACGTAAGTTCTTATTGTGTGGAGAACCTGGAACAGGTAAAACTTCTATTTGTTATGATATTGCTAAGGAATATCAGAAAGATATACCTATAGTATTTGTGACAGATTTTGATTCTTTAGCAAAACACATTTCAGAATGTGCAAAGGTTAATAAACGAACCATTGTAGTATTTGAAGATTGTGAAGTTGGCTTCCGTAATTCTGCAATTGACTCTTCAATTCTTAACTTCCTTGATGGTATTGATCGACCGAATATTCAGGATGGTGCTATAGTTATTATGACTACTAATCATCCAGAACGTATTGAGGCTCGTATTACCAAACGTCCAGGTCGTATCGATAAGTTATTCTTTATAAACGCCTTAGAAGGACAATCAGCGATTGATGTCTTTAACCTTTACTTTGGTGAATTTATGAAGGAAAATAATTTTGATGCTACTACTCAAACAGCAAAAGAAGCTATTGAAATTATTGCTTCTGGTATGACTGGTGCTCAGATTAAGGAATTATTTAACAGTTATGTTTGTTACATGGTATCAGAAGCAAAAGATTTTAACCTCAATGACGTATTTAATACGAAAGTTGAATTGTTTAAATCTTTTGATGACATGGACAAGAACTATAACTCTATAGAAGCTAATAAAGAGTTTGATAAAGCTCGAGGTAAAATTCTATCTGTTTTGAACAGATAAGCATAGAGTAGGAGAAATTAAGTTTTCTCCTACTTACACTGGTAATTGATGCAAAATCGATAGTATTAATTTTAAAATCAAATCGATATGTTGACATCAAAAGATATTATTACAAAACGCGACACTTTGTCTGAAACCATTACTCGTAATTGGGATATCATTAAGAGTGAAAACGTAGTTTTTCGTGGTTATAAACGTAACTATGATATGAAGTTAGTTCTTGATAACATTTTAACTCTGTGTAAGGAAAGAATTGAAGTAAAACTTCAGTCTTTAGCATTAAACCTTGGATTCGAAGATATTGACGATCTTCCCGAGGATAATAATTATGCTACAATCTATGCTATAAGTGAATTGAAAGAGATTCACAAGCAGTTAGGCATTGTTCCTACAATCGACCCAGAGATTATTAAAAAATACGGTAAGAAGAAAATGCGTAAAACGCAGATTTTGAGTCGAGCATATATTACGACCCTACGGAATACTATTCAGATTCAAATCAATACTCTTACTGTAGAACTTGAAAACTTCAATAGCAGTCATTCATTGAAAAATGGTGATCGTAAGAAAGGAAAGTCTGTTACAATGGACTTCTCTAAACAGAAAGCTGCTGCATAATCGTTTGAAAGTCTCTGAAAATTTTACGGCAATTTGCTTGCCTTGTGTATAGTTTAATGGTAGAATATCTCGAAAGAGAAGATATGAGTTCGAGCCTCATTACACAACTCCGTTACAAATTAACATTTTACATTAACATCAAATTAATTAAGTAAGATATGGAAACAATTCATTTATACAAAACAAAGAAAGAACTGATTGAAGAAAGTTCAAAACGTGGTATTACAGTAAAACAACTTATCGCTGAAATTAAAGCAACAGCAAAGGCTGAACGGCGAAAGAAAGTATTATCTCATCAACAGAAATTGAACTATTGGAAAGTACATCGCTTTGATGCTGATGTACAACTTGTCAAGAAACATACTTCAGCTCAAGCTCGTTTTGAGAAGGTAATTCAAGACAAGATTAAAGGTCTTCATCAGTTTAAGAAACAGACAAATATGTCTGATGAAGCTTTTGAAGCGGCAAAAGAACGTATTGAAAAGCACTCACAGAGAGAAAAAGCTCTCGAAGAGAGACGAGCTGATCGTAGAGCTCGAATCGAGAAAGAAGCTCTCAGAGTCACAAAAAAGATGAAAAGTGACTTAGAAAGATTTATCCAGGCTGAACAATTACGAAAGACTCGAAAAGAGGAGAAACGGTCCAAATATGCCGGCAAAAAAGTGAAGGTCGCTCCTCGACCCATTGTAGACAACCCTCTTGTTAAGCTAAAGAAAGGAGAAGCTATTTATAGTATCGAAATTCGTTACCTTAACAGCAAGAGTGTTCTTCCTCCAACGTCTCCCTACACTATCGACAAGTTAGAGAAACGTATGTCTGATATTCATACTTATCAGTTAGGAAAGAAGAACAATGGTTATATAGGTGTATATGCCTACAATATTGCTAATCCTTCTATTTGCGTGAAGGAAATGGTTAAGCCAGAAGAATCAAAACTTGATTCTGCAGCTTAACAAGCACAGGGGCGCGTCTGTAACGCGCAATAAGGTAGGATAATAGTGTGATAAGCTATAAAAGGCACTATACAGTTTTGTGGGAACGAAACTAGGCGCATGTATAGGGCAGTTCGATACTGCATCCTACCACTAAATAACCACACTATGAAAATTAGAAACAAACCAGTATTAGTATATGATATTGAAGTATTTCAAAATATCTTTCATTGTACTGTAAAAAATACTGAAACTAATGAACTATTTCTATTTGAAATATCTGAACGTAAGAATCAGTTAAGTGAATTAGTTAAGTTTTTTAAACATTTTGATAATCAAGTTGGTTCATGGAACCAATCATATACAATAGATTATCAATTTGATACAGATGTAATATTCGCAGGATACAATAATATTCATTATGATAATCCTATTATAAATTATATAATAGATTATTATAATCGCATGGTACAAAAACCTTATTGGGAAATTTGTCAGTCTATTTTTAACCTAAGTAAAGTAATACTGTCAAGTAAAGATGGTAATGAAGATGCTTGGGAGAAATGGAAATATCAACAATGGTTTGAATCATTTGATATTCTTACTATGCTATATTCAACTCAACTACGTGTTGGCTTGAAAGAAATGCAAGTAACAATGCAATATCCCAATGTTCAAGAATTTGTATATGATTGGAGTAGTCCTTTAAAAAAGGAATTATTTGATGAAATGATTCAATATAATATAAATGATGTTGAATCTACTTCAGAACTACTACAAAGATGCAAGAAAGATGTTGACCTACGAATTGCAATTGAAGATGAATATGGTGTAAGAGTCTTAAGTAAAGATGGAGTAAATATCGGTATGAAAATTATTACTCAAAAGTATCTTGAAAAGACAGGGTTAACATGGAAACAGATTAAAGATCTTCGTTCTCCTATGGACCTAATTCCACTGAAAGATGTTATACTTCCTTTTGTTAAATATGAATCTCCTATTCTTAAAAACATGCTTGAAGAAATGAAAAAACAAATAGTTCCTCCAGGTAGAAAAGGATATGAGTATAAATTTATATTTGATAATCTACGTTATTCAGTAGGAGTAGGAGGTATTCATTCAGTAAATAACCCTGAGATTATTATACCAAAAGAAGATGAAATGCTAATAGATATAGACGTTGCTTCTCTATATCCAAGTATGCTAATACAATACAAGTTTTATCCTAAACATTTAGGACCTGAATTTCTTGAAGTTTATTCTCAAATTAGAGAAGAACGATTAGAAGCAAAAAGAAATGGAAACAAAGTAAAGAATGAAACTTTGAAACTTGCGTTAAATGGTTTAAGTGGTAATTTACAAAACGAACATAATTTTTGTTATAGTCCTTTTGCAGTAATGCAAATCCGTATTAACGGGCAATTGCTATTACTTATGTTAGCTGAATCATTAGTTAAATTAGGCTGTAGAATAGTGCAGGCTAATACTGATGGTTTATTTGTCTTACTTAAGAAAAACAAATACGAACAGGTTAAACAAGCTTGTAAAGCCTGGGAACAGTTAACAAAGCTTGAACTTGAAGAAGATCGTTTTGAAGCTATGTATCAATTTGCAATTAATGATTATATTGCAATTAAAGAAGGATATAAAGCTAATAAAGATGATAAACTTATTAAAAAGAAAGGTATGTTTATTACAGATGTCTTACTTGGTAAAGGTCTTAATCCTAAGATAATACCTGAAGCAGTTATTAGATATTTTGCAGATGGAATACCTGTGAAAGATACTATAATGAACTGTAAAGACATTCGTAAATTCTTACAAGCTGAAAAAACAGGTAAACAATGGACAGTAGAATACAACAATGAAGTACAACAGCGAATTAATCGTTTTTATGTTAGTACAAATGGTTTATATTTATGGAAATGGAAAGACAATAAAGGTATGAAAGAGTATCAAAATATGCTTAAAGGATATGGTGTTACTATACTTAATACTCTTCCAGAAGATAAACCCATTGACCAGTATAATATTAATTACACTTATTATATTCTACAAGCAACAAAGATTATTAACGCATTAAAGCCACAACAGCTAAGTCTATGGGGCTTTTCATAATTTAACAAAGACTATCCAATCTATAACATAGACTTCTTTTAACGAAAGGAGAAGAATATGGTATTAGAACTAGATACAAGCTTGATTGATATAATCAAGCCATTGACTATAAATCAGTTAGTGTTCTTAAATCTTGTATTAGACGTTAATCAAAAAAGCATCAAGCACGTCTCGCAACTCGTCAGTCTGGTGAGCGAGGCAGAAATACAAGATTTAATCAATCGAGGCTACATAGTAAAAGAGATATCAAATGAAGCAATCACTTATTTGCCTACTGATAATCTTATAAAGCTTGTCGAAAGGAAAGTTACAATGTTCGACGAGTTCTATGCAGCTTATCCACAAGTTGTCATTCGACCAGATGGTACAAAGAGTTTTCTTCGAGCAAACGTAAATAATTGCCGTAAAAAGTATAACTCTATAGTAGGAAAAAGTAAAGCAACTCACCAACATTTAATGGAATGTTTAAAATTTCAATTAAATGATCTTACTATGACAGGTCGTATGGGTTATATGAAAACTATGTGGAAATGGTTAACCCAATGTGAGTGGGAATCACTCGATGAGCAAATGAAGTCTAATGAAATAACAGAAGCAAACACATATGGAACAACCCTTATATAATGCTCCTTTATCATTTAGACATATTTCAGAAGTAGCTAAAGAAACTCTGGAATATATAGATTTACGTAGAAAACATGAAATTGAACCTCTAATTACAAGATGGAGAAAATTCAATAGAGTTTGCAGTATAGAACCTGGTACTATTTATACTATAGTAGGAGCATCAGGATCTGGTAAATCAGCATTTGCGAGCATGTTAGAAAATGATTTTTGTAGTTTAAATCCTAATAAAGATATTATTATCTTGTCTTTTTCATTTGAAATGCTTTCAAGCCGACAAGTAGGTAGAAAGATAAGCGGTAAATTAGGTGTTACTACTAATACCTTATATAGCGGTGAAGGAGATATTTCAGATACTGAATTTGAGACCATAGAAGCGGTTGCAAATGATTTATCTAAATATCCTATCTACTATGTAGATACAGCTGCAAATGTAGCTCAAATAGCTGCTACAATAGCTAAATTTCAAGAGGAAATGGCAAAAGATAAATGGTTAGTAATAGTACTTGACCACACTCTCTTAGTACGCGGAAAAAGCGAAGAGAATGCTTTATCTATTATTAGAGATTTACAGAACTGTTTTATTAATGCAAAGAAGGTAGGTTGCACTACAATAATTCAGCTCTCTCAAATGAATAGGAACATTGAGTCTCCTGATCGAATTAATAACCCATCCTGTCACTATCCTATGAGAAGTGACATTTCATCTGCTGATGCTATTTTTCAAGGTAGTGATGTTGTGTTAGTAATAGCCCGTCCAGAAACTTTAGGCTTTACTATATATGGTCCTCATCGATTACCAGTACAAAATAAGATCTATATTCACATTTTAAAGAATCGTGAAGGTCAATTAGCAATTTTAGATTTTGAAAACGACCTAGCACACAATAACATTATTGAAATAGATAGACAAGCAGAAGCTAATCCTACCGATTAGTTAAATTTAAAAAATAGACTGACATGAAAGATTTTATTATCTCTTTGAATAATTCTAATAAGAATTCTAATTATAGTGCTTATACGCAGAATCTTTTTGACAAAGCTACAAGTTTTGTACCGTATTTTAAAAGTTCCTTTCTGGATCGGCGAACGAGTAATACGGAAGATTTTGTTTATACTCTTCCTTTTAGTTTGAAAACAAACAAGAGTTCTTTGTATGACGCAGCTTATCGCTTTAAGAAAATTCAGCGTGATCTTGACGCATTCGAAGCATGGCAGCGTGCAATTAACGCAATGAAAGCATATCGGAATTATCGTGGAGAAGAAAGCTATGATGCTCTTGTTAACGGCATCCCGGCTAACTTTTTTGGTGATTTTGTACAGATCGGAGATGTTGTAATCCCGACCTATGCAAATCGTGATTATTTTCGCTCGTTATCACGAGAAACTCGTACAACAATTATTAATGTTTCAATTACTATTGTTAACGTTTTTGCAATATAATATTAACAAACTTACTATCTCAGAAATTTTCAAAACTTGACAAACATTATCATACTATGTAAGTAATAAAATCTAATTTATGATAGTATTACCTACTGAAAAAGTAAAAGCTAAGGTATCTAATCCAAGATTCCTTATCATTTTTGGCAAACCTAAGTCAGGCAAGACTACTATAGTAAGTGAACTAGAGAATAACTTAATCATTGATCTTGAAGGTGGTTCTCAGTTCTTAGATGCACTTAGTGTTCAAGCTCGTAATGTAGCAGATTTAGGCGAAATTGCAGCTGCAATTCGTCAAAAGAACAAAGAGTGTAATGGCTTCTTTTATAAACATATTACTATTGATAATGCAACACGCTTAGAAGAGATGACGTTAAGTTATGCTCTTACTTTGTATAATCAGACTCCAATGGGTAAATCCTATAGAGGTGATGTTCGTATGTTGCCTAATGGCGCTGGTTGGTTCTATATCAGACAGGCTGTAAGAAAAGTTATCGATATGTTTCGCGAATTATGCGAAGAATTTATCTTAGTAGGTCATACTAAAGATAAATTAGTCAATAAAGAAGGTGAAGAACTTTCCGAAATGCAGTTAGATTTAGCTGGTAGACTAAGTGATATCATCTGTGGTGAAGCAGATGCTATTGGATATGTTTATAGAAAGAAAAACCAAACTCTCATATCTTTTCAAGGTGGAGAGAATAATATAGTAGAAGCGAGAGCACCTCATCTTAGAGGTAAAACAGTTGTTATTGCAGAAAGTGACGAATCTGGCAAAATAACTACTGATTGGAATAAAATATATTTGCCTAACTAAAAATTAAGAATAGTATGTATAGTTCAAGTAGAGCAAAACAAATTGAAAAGAAGGATGTAGCATTTTTGTCTGCTGGCATTCATGATGATGTATTCCTTACAGGAGTACGATATGGTACATCAGTACAAGGTAGAAATTTTATTGAGTTTAAGTTTGTTAAAGATAACAGAACTATGACTCATACAGAATGGGAACCACGTCGTACAACAAGTACAGGAGAAAATCTTCCTGATGATGTATTCTATGCTAAAGTAGATAATCAGTGGGAAAGAATTAAAGAAATCCTTATTTGTTATTATAAGGAAGAAGAACTCCAGTACGAAGAAGAAGGCGGATTTAAAGAATACGCACAGTGGGTAATTGATAAGTTATCTACTGAAAAAGTTAAGACGACTCCTGTTCGTATTAAAGCTGTATATAGTAAAACTGGCTATATTTCTTTACCACAGTATGCAAAGTATACATTTATCGAACCGATGTCTACAGTAAATGAAGGCAAATCTGTTATCGTTAAATTAGGTATTGATTTATTTGAAAAACCAGTAGTAGCTGATACAGAATCTTCTACAGCTAATCCTTTTCAGGTAGTAAATGGAACATTAGATAATACATCACAACAGAATAATGTTGATGATTTGCCGTTTTAGGCATACCAATATAGAAATTGGGGGGGGGGTAACAAAAGTTATCCTCCCTTTTTATTAACTTTAAAACGAATCAATATGTTAGATTATCAAACTATAGACGAAACAATCAAAGCAACACTTTTAGATAAGAAAGGTTCAGGTGCAACTCCTAAGGTAAAAACAGGTGGTTATGATGTATCTAGTGGTTTTCTTGCTATGTTACAGAAAACATTAGAAAGTCAAGTAAAAAAAACAAGTAAAAAAGCAAGTGAAGCATTACAAGAATCATCAAGTGATTCTTTAACTTCTAAGACAAATCCAAAAGAACTTGAAGTTGGAGACCAGTTCTTTGGTAGTATTACCACTACTAAAAAGAATGAAGCTGGTAAAAAGTCCAGATATAAACCTATTGATTATTGGAAAGTAATCAAAAAGGAAAAAAATGAAGCTACCGGAAATACTAATTTTACTGTAGAAAATCCTCAAGGAGAAAAATATAAAACTTCTCCTGGTGGCATAAATATGCAGAATCCTAGTGAACATCAGGAGAAACTACGAAAACTTGCTGAAAAGCTTAAAGCTGAAGAAGAGGAAAAGAAGCGTAAAGCTGAAGAAGAGGAAAAGAAGCGTAAAGCTGAAGAAGAGGAAAAGAAGCGTAAAGCTGAAGAAGAAGCAAAGAAGCGTAAAGCTGAAGAAGAGGAAAAGAAGCGTAAAGCTGAAAAAGAAGCAAAGATGATAGATATGTCTAAACTT